AAAAGAACGACTCCAGCATCGGCGTGGTTCTGAACCACCACACGGGAGATATAATATAAATCCTATCCGACCATGTCACTAGTTCCTTGTACTCTTCTACTCTTTTTTTCTTAAACACGAACGACTTGTTCTCCTCGTATAGGTCTATAGTTGTAACCTCTTCGGTATATAGTGAGTTCTGTATTGTTCTTAGTATTCCGTTATAACAGAAACTATTTTTGTCTGGGTGTGCTATTATTATTAAGTTCTTCATATCTTGCTTGTTTTTATAAATCCAATCTCTACTCCAATCTGAACGTCATCCCAGTCCAGGGCGTCTTCAAGGTCTTGTCTTGTTACTATCTGTGATTCACTCTCATCATCGCGAAGGGCAAAGATTGTTTTGCCATCGTGAAAGTATTGTATTGCATCGTGATAGCTTAGTATCTGCCATGCAAATCCGTCCTGTGTTAATTTTTCCATGTCTTTTTTATTTGTTTACTACTACTACCATCATGGTAAAGAATACTGCCCATAGCAGTATCACGTAGGCTATTTGTTTTTTCATTTGTTTAGTTATTAGGTACACAACAATTCGATGGGCATACTACCGCGCACTGCGGTGTATCGTGAAAACCAACACACTCGGTACACTTGTCCGCGACTATGTAGTACACCTCATCTGATTGTGGTGGGTGTTTAGTTGTGTCGTTCTTGTACGACCACTCAACACCTGGTTCATATATTGCGTTGTTGGGACACTCCCACTCGCATAGTCCGCAGTTAATGCAACTATCTGTTATCTTCAGACTCATATTCTTTTCTTCTTTTTAACATTGCTTCAGCTATTTGGTATGCTCTAATAGCTATGTCATTTGAGATTGTTCCTATACTCCAAGCCTCATGGTCTAGTAGTATTCCAGTTAGTACTTGACCCGCGAAGTAGTCGCGTAGTGTCATACCTGGGTTGAACTTGTCTTCTGAATGCTTTAATGGAAATGCGGCTGGGTTGTGTGTTTTATTTTTCATTATTATAATATTTTATGAATTTGATTACTGCGTTGTATGTTGCTTCTATTTTTGTTCTCTCGAATGTTTCTACAATTGGTAGTGGATATCGGTTGTCTACAATATTAACGGATGTCATTAGAATTTCAAAAACATATTGAGAAAGTCCTTCTTCATCCTCTATCTCTTCTATCTTATCCACTGCCTTTATTAACCAGTTCCAGTCATAATTAAATGATAGTATGGTTAATGGTGACTCGTCTTTTTTATACCAATAGGTAGAGTTTGGATAGTCGGGATGAGGTTGTACATAACCTAAAAATTCTGCTATCAGTTTGTTGTTATCTGCTATTGTGCACATAGTTCCCAAGTGTTAAGTTGTTTTACGTTTTGTTTTGTTAGTCCTAGTTCCTTTACAATAAACTTGGCTAGCTTCTTGTTGCCTATTGTACCTTCGTCTATCACGTTTGTTCCAATGTAACTTGCCACGTATGATGGCGGTGTGTTTAGTACTCTATTGCAAAACTTTACGTCTTGACCTAGGAAGAATTGTTTTCTGTTGTACTCTAGTGTCCAGTTACGACCGAACCCGTACTCTCCTTGTGTGATAATTACTCTCATGTTATTAATTAATTTAAAGTTAGTGAAGAGGGCAGGACTCGAACCTGCACTATGATTTTTATCGAATCTTAAAAACATATTTACAATGACTGGATTTTTTATACTTAACTCCATAAGTTAAATCATATTAAGTATTTAGCGTCTTCCTTTTCCGCCACCTCTTCGTGTGCTAGCAGTTACTCTGCTAGTCTTTGTATTGTTAGGTTGGTGCTTGTTTTAATTCTCTCTAGCGTGTCCTCGTGCTTGTCCTCGAACCACTTCGGTACATCTACAACTACTAGGTAGTCGTTAACTATCGTGTGCTCGAATGACTTCGGGATAAAGAACGGCTGACCACCATCGTCGATAGTCAGCGCGTTGTTAGATAGTTGTCTGCGGTATAGTTGTAGTGTCATTTTATTTCCTCCCATTTTATAATTTTATTTGAGTCTGCTGGTATGTGGTCTCCTCCAAATCCGTGAGGCATTAACCTCCCGTTAAAACTTTGATATTCAGGTGGTATAGCAAAATTATTAAACAACTTATTATAAAAACCTCTCTTAGTTACTATCTCTTCTCGACTTTTACTTTGGTAATCTCCAAATCGTATTGTCTTTTTATACGTTATCATAACGTCTTCGTATGGATTAGGTAGTGTCATTATCTTATAAAGTATTGGTTATCAAACTTGTATCGTTGTCCGTTGAAGTTCTGTGCGTACACTAGCAGGTCGAACTGGTCTGTGCTTACCGCGATGCAGTTCTGTGTTAGTATCGTTGCCAGCTCTTCAATCTTCTTGATGAAGTGACTTGTCCTTGCGTATGGACTTTCTAACTCGACAATCAGAGTCGGTTCGTGCTCGTCCTCGTATCGTCCGATGCCGAACTTATACGTGTCGATGGTGTAGTCCTCTCTTAACTTGTTGATGATTGCCTCTTGGCTCAATGGGTTGTTGTTTAGTCCGATGTTTAAAATTGCTTTCATGATAATTAATTAAAGTGTTTATAGGTTACGTTTTTGTTGTCTCCGAATAGGAACTTGTTTATCTTGTTGTAGATTTTTGAGATGATTTTCGCCATAATGATTTGCCTTTTCTTAATATGTAATTTGATTGGTGCTTGTTTAGTCCGTGATGGCTTGCCCAGTTCGTTGCGCTTAGCCAGTTGTTTACGTAGTCTAGGTATAGACGTTCTATTTCGTTGTTGCTATGATACTGCATATGCTAGTAGATTAAAGATTACTATTACTAATACAATTGTTACCTGTAGGTATAGTCTACCTTGTTTTTGTGATTTTGTCATGATGTTATTAATTAAATTGGTTAAGACGCCTCTCGGCGTTTCGATCATTTAGATCTCATCAGTTAACCTTAGTAATAGAAGATCTGAGGCAGGTTCTTCGTTTGCTCTCTTAGTATCTGTCTGTTTGAGTTGTTGTTTGCTATAGTTCCAGCGTCAACAAAGAATATTGCGTTATCATTAAAGCATCCTGTACTTAGTCCGCCGTTAGATAAACAACTAGAGTAGCTTAGCTTCTGACAGAATCTTATTCCGTCTGCTATATATATTGCGTACACATCTTCCGTGTCATCAAAGAACGTGCACTCATCTTTAGAGTATAACTCTATTGTGCGTTTCCATGCGCTTGGATTGTAGTCGTTACGCTTGTGGTTGATTGCTTCTTCCTTTGTGATTTGTTTTGCTTGAATTGTTCTCATGATAATAAGTAATTAAATGTTATAGACACACCCGATGGATGTGTTTCGACTATTGAAGTCTCGTCAGTATAACTATTTTAGTTTTGTTTTGATGAACCAGTAGGCTCCCTGTATTCCTTCATCGTCAAGTTTAAATGATGCTGACTCAGAGACGCTATCTTCTGCCCATCCTGTGAAGTAGTATTTTATATCTATCTTGTTTACGTGTCCATGATAGTCTACAAACCATGTTTTGAATGTTGCTTGGTTTTGTTCTACTGCTACTGCTACTAATTCGAATAAATCTTTTAATGTTTTCATGATAATAATTAATTAACGTTTCGTCGTTCTGCGACTCATCAGCATGGATAACACATCCATGTACGTTACACGTCTATCCCTATTTAGGTAGCTCGTGGTCCTCGGTTTCTACGCCAGAGTGGACTTACCCTATTTTATCCTGTTTTATCAGTCCGCCACTTTTTACATCTGTGGTCTCGATGGTTTGTTCGTTAGTGCAGGTGATTGATAGTTGATGTCTTTAGGATTGTAAAGCCTGTCTCGTCTCTTCCCTTTACTTTCACTGCCTCTCATTGGGTCAGGTAGGGATGAAGTTTCTAGTTTGCTATCCTGCTGATTATCAAGCAGTTAGAAGCTAACTTGCTGGAAATCAATCACTTACAATAAAATTAAGAACGTGTCGCTCATTTGAACACTGCAATAGTACGGCGGGTATTTCAATCCTGCAAATAAAAATTAAAAAAAAATCACTTTTGTATGCATTTTTATGACATTCTCAGTGAATTGATTATTTTGATGAGAATAATGCAACAGATTTGTGTTGATATTGAGGATTATGCAAGGAAATTGAACGAAGTTTGATTAACGTGTTGATTATCAGTGTTTTACGGATTGTATTTGCTTACTATTGGATTTGATAGTGGTGGGATGGGGCTGGGGTTATTTCAAGTCTCTATATATCTGAGCACATATTTTTACGAATCGATGCATAAATAATCCGATAAACCCAATAACAACAAGGTCTGACAAGGTATTTTCGTTCATTTTAATTCACTCTAGGATTGATTACGATAATCTCATGACGCGGGAAGTCCCGTCATTGCTGGGTTTATGTCGAGTTTTAGAAATTTATGTCGATTTTATGTCGAGTTTTTTGAGTTAACTAACTGATAATCAATAATCTATGTCGATATGTCGATTTTTACTATCCTAAATAGATTTAAAAAAAAATAATATATATATAAAAACGTATAGAGCCTATATAGGGATAACATTGACATTTCGACATAAATCAAGACAAAGTCTTTATTGGTGTGGCCTAGCGCCATGACGCAACGAAAAAATCTTGTCATTTGTCGACATAAAACGACATAGAACGTCATGGATTAGGCGCTTAAATAGATTAAGTTGTCATTTCGTATCTTTGCATAAACTAAAAATGTATATTATGAAAGTATGTAGCAAGTGTAAAATTGAATTGGATTATGATTGTTTTAATGTAGACAAGACTAAACTGGATGGACTACGTCCAGATTGTAACAAATGTAGAAAGCAAGTGACACAGAAGTATATTAGTACAGATGAATTCAAGGAAAGGAAAAAGGAATTGAATAGACTATATAGACTCGCTCATTCTGTCAAGTAAAAAAAGGGAACTATAGGTACGTATACGTGCGCGTATAGTAGTACGTGTATGCGTGTGATATAGTAGACACCTGCGTGTATGGGTAGGGCAGTCCAGAAAAAGCCAAAAATTCTCGGCAAGTCCAGTGAAATCGGTACCCCACCCTTGATTTTTAAGTCGTTTTCGTTTTGGCATCCCATCCGCAATATCTATATATAACCCACACACCACACATATCTAACATGTTCAATAAAAACCGGCGTTCATTGTCAATGAACACACGACACCTATATCTGACATTTTTTATTATATTTGCAGCATGAGCAGATCAACAAAAAAACCAATAATGAAGCACAGCCCAAAAGGACGCAGGGCCCTTTACTGGAGAACAACCCGTCGTATAATCAACGAATCCATACGCCAACAAAAGGAGACGCTTCCGCTTGAGAAGGAGATCGTAAACGACTACGACTACAGCGACTACAGATTTTTTTCTGATAGGCCTTGCGACACTAGAAAATAATTTATATATTTGCCCTATGAAAGACGAGTACATTAAACTACGAACCCAAGCCGACATGTCGATCAGTTGGTTCCATAAGTACTTTATGGACAAGACTGGAAAGAGCATCCACTTCAATCACTTCCACATGATATTCATGAACGGGGACATTCACGAGGTGATGAATTACCTTGACAAGCAGTTCGACCTGACCTTAGTCATCGGTAAGAACGGTAACGTAATTAAAGTAGTAGAGTAGAGGTATGAGTTTATTTAAAATTAAAGGTTTAAGATATATTAAGGGATTTAAAAATAAGATACTTTATATTTTAAAGATACAGCCATTCTGTACAAAAGGAATAGAGAATTATAATTATAAGTGCATTAGATTTGAATTAAAAAACGGGTCTTGTATTTACTGCGGCGCTACTAAAGATAAATATAGCTGGCATAAATAACGTAGTTGTCCGACGGTTATGAGACCTGCCTAGCGGTGCAGGTATAAAGAGGCAACGAACCGCAACAGTCAGGTGGGCGTAATGAGGGATGGTCCCGAATCCATGAGATACTGGTTGCTTATCCGGTTCGAGTCCGGCCCTGACACGATAAGCGTTTCGCGGTTAAACGGAAAAACACGCCGTGCGGAGTGACCTTCAGAGGTGGTCGATAAAGAACTCGAAACGTGATAGTACATGAAGCTCATGTTATAAGTAACTATCGAAGTGCGACTTAGGACGACGCTGTCTAAGTGGAATAATACCGGTTGGTGTAATTGGTAACACGATGGTTGATCCATCAGATAAGGGTTCGAATCCCTTACCGGTATCAACAGCCCTGCTCGCGAGGGGATCGTAAAACACAACACACTTCTCGTAAGATCAGTGCGCTCATGTTGTTCTCATCGTATAGGAGATAGAGTTAGATTTCTCGACGTCGTTCAAAAAATCAACCGGTCCCGTAGCTCAGTTGGTTAGAGCGTCTGACTCATAATCAGGATGTCCATGGTTCGAGCCCATGTGGGACCACAAACAGTACCTTCGACGCTACCCGTAGAACAGCGTCCCAGCGAAGGTCGTTTACTTAAGGCATCGGTTTAGGCTCGGGATGTCCCGGGCGCCGATGTTTTTTTTGTCACATATAAAGTTGGCAAATACCGGCGATAATTGCCGTTATTATATAGGTGGGTAGAACAGGTGGGTAGATATGTTCATTTAAAATCAGCGTTCATTGTCAATGAACAGTAACAAAAAATAAAATTATATTATGAAAAACGAGTTTATACAAGTAGAGATAGAAGTTTACAATAGAGAACTTGCTGATCTTGGAGTTGAATCAAAGGAATCAATATGGGCTGATGCAGTCATAAACGAATCAGAAGTAGCTGCCATAAGAGCTTCACTAGATAATAATGATCGTTGTGTTATATACTTGAAAAATGGAGATAACTTTATAATTAGAATGCATCTTTATGAGGCGGTATGGCTATTTACTGGAAAAAAATTCGAATAGAATGTTCGATATTCTAGACATTTCTAGATATTTTGTGTATAATAACAATCAAATAATTTTATTACCTTTGTAGCATGACAGAAATAGAAATTCAATCAAGATTCAATATTGGTCCAGCAATTGGATGGGGATATTATGGTAAGGACGAGGAGTTCGACTACGGAGAGTTAATAATATATCTAACATTTATAAGTATACACATCAGATGGGAATAAAACTAGAAAACAACAATAAGCCGATGCCAACACAGGAGATCGGATTGTACAGAATGGCCAAAGCTAAAAAAAACATGCACGAGGCTAAAGAGATGATGGAAAAATCTATGACGATGGCTAACGCCATTAACCTAGCTAAGACTATGCCGACCATGTCATTCATGAAAGGTAAAAAGAAATAAAAAGTCCATTTTTTGCCTAAACATTTTTGTTTAGAACGAGCACCCTAACGGGTGCTTTTGTTTTTAATAAATAATATGTATATTTGTCGAGAATTAAATCTAATACATAATGACAAACTTCGGATACAGTCCAAAGGTCCTAGACTTCGACAAGGAAGGTCAGGACAAACTAATCAACGGCATCACCACGATTGCCAAGGCCGTAAAGAGCACGCTTGGACCGCGTGGAAAGACGGTACTAATCGAATCAGCTAACCATACTCATGGAATTACAGTAACAAAGGACGGTGTAACGGTAGCTAAATCAATCGACCTATTAGATCCGGTAGAGAACCTAGCGGTAAAGATGATGAAGGAGGCCGCAGACCGAACCGCGACAAGCGCGGGTGACGGTACCACGACGGCTATCGTACTAACTGAAGCGTTTGTAAAGAACGGGGCAGACATAATCAAGGACAGCCTAAACACTACAGAGGTGATTCGTCACATCAACAATACTACAAACGGTCTAATCAAGAGACTGGAGAAGCGTTCCAAGAAGGTAACTGGTAAGACGTTGAACAACGTGGCGTCAATATCTGCTAACAACGACTCTGAGATTGGAGATTTAATATCGGATGCGTACAATAAGGTAGGTGACGATGGTATTGTTACGGTAGAGAACTCTCAGACATCAGAGACGTACTGCGAATTTACTGACGGTATTAAGATCAACAGGGGGTACACGTCTCCATTGTTTGTGAACGACCACAGAAAGGACGAGTGCATTCTGGACGATGTGCATATTTTGGTTACGGATCAGGAGATTAATAACATCCTGTCAATTGAGAACGTGCTGAGAGATGTTATCTCAACAGGTAAAAAACTGTTAATCATCGGGCCGTGCAGTCAGAACGTAATTAATACGCTGGCAATCAACGTGGTACAGAAGGGACTTAAGTTCTGTAACATCACCCCACCTGAGTTTGGTTACAAGCGTAACGAACTTATGAACGATATTGCCTTGGCAGTAGGTGCGAAGTACTTCTCGGAGCAGACCGGAGACGACTTAAGCTTGATGACAATCGAGTCTTTAGGTAAGGCTAAGCGTGTTATCGTTGGAAGGGAGACGGCGTCTATTATAAAATCACCAGAGACTAGTGAGGCGGTAAGGGAACGAGTGATTCAGTTATGGCAGGCACACGCGCTAAGCTCTAAAAAGAACGAGCAGGACTTTATCAAGGAAAGAATTGCCAGCTTAACAGGTGGAATCGCTGTAATTCATGTGGGTGGAAACTCGGACCTGGAGCAGAAGGAACGCAAGGACCGTGTTGACGATGCAGTATGCGCGGTAAGATCTGCACTGGAGGAGGGCATTTTACCTGGTGGTGGAGTAGCCTTGTTCAATGAGTCGTATGCGATCATTGCAGATGCAGACGACATGATCGAGGACATCAGCGCTGAGCAGTACGCTGCGATGCATATTGTGGCAAGATCGATCCAGGCACCACTACTACAGATATTTGAGAATGCAGGACTAGACGGATACGAGCTAATGGATGGACTACAAGGGTACACCATAGGATTCGATATTAAGAAAATGCAGTCGGGGGACATGTACAAGATGGGAGTAATTGATCCATTAAAGGTAACGAAGAATGCGCTTAAGAACGCGGTGTCCGTATCAACAACAATTTTGAGTACTAACGCAATTATAACAATGGCAAGAGCATAATGGAACAAGCAAGAATGAATTCATCAGGAACACTTACGTTTTCAGGTAGCAGTAACTCATCAATTTACGCTACAGGACTAACATATAATCCATCATCAAATATAGGAATGGGTGACCCAAACCCATCATTTAAATTCACAGTAACATCAAGTAAAATGAGACAAGTAAAGGCAGCACTATTCACAGTGACAAGAGATTCAAAAACAAACGAAATTATCGACTCTGAATTTGTAAAAGAGTTCTGGGTAAAGCAAAAACCAGGAGTTTCGTTTGATGTAGCAGCGTCACATGCTAACGGATACGCAATTGATCCAGACAAGGAAGTAATTAGAGAATTATTTAGCGTAAATTTCTACTAGTATGCAACAGACTAACGGACCACAACCAATCAATAAGTACATTTTAATAAATTCGATAGACGAGCAGATCCAGACAGACTCTGGACTGCTGCTATCAGGAAGCGATAACGAAAAGTTTCGCTACAAAAAAGGCCAGGTCGTTCGACCTGGCACTAATGTAGACTGCGTTAAAGAGGACGACATGATATACTATGACAAGAATGCCGGGTATACCATGATCATAAACGACATTCCCTATACAATTATTCTTGAGAGGGACGTTGTTGTTGTTCTTTAAGTTGTTTTTTATACTCTAAGTAGGGTGTAATTTCCTTTCTACGCTTAATAACATGAGGCTGCTGCTGATATGCTTGTTCTTCAAGCTCGGCAAGCCTCTTTTTTTCTTTCCTTGTACGATTCATCTTACGAATTATACGCTTATCACGGTCCATAGCATAACCACTGTTTCGCTTTTGGAACATTGGGTTGGCACAAGGACTTTCAGATATGGTCTGTTCACCTTCTAGCTTCTTATAGATCGCCTTAATAAGGTTTCTACCCTTTAATGATACCTCGTATAGTGCAGCCTCACCGTTCATTCGGTCACGCCACTTGCTAATCCACCCGTCACGATACAGTCTGGCCCATCTAACGTTGTCCCAAGCCATCATTTTATCAAATTCAGTGAACTGAGCCTTGTTAAAAAGCCTCTCACTGTGTAAGAACAGCAGCATTTCTAGATCTGGATAGTTTAGACCGTGCTTTTCACGTGCCCATATGCGAACAATTCTCCAGTACTTTAAATAATCTGACTTTGGTTCGACCCTTGTGTAGGTTTTCTTAATAATTTTCTTGAATTCCATTTGAATTAAATTTAATATCTTTGCAAAGATAATTAATTTACGGTTATGAAGAAAAAATGCGCACCAAGTATGTCTGCTAGCAAGAAAAAAGCGGCACAGTACGAGTCAAAAAAGTCTCTTAACGGGAAAATGAGCTACCTTAAGGGTAACGTAAAGAAATAAGCTATGCCATTAAAGTCAGGTAAGAGTGCTAAAACAATTAGCGCAAACATAAGAATGGAAATGAAGCATGGTAAGCCTCAGAAGCAGGCCATTGCTATTGCATTATCTAAGGCTGGTAAATCTAAAAAGAAGTAGCATGGTTGATAAGAAGTCAATGAAGTGTAATACTCCTAAGAGAACACCTAGCCACCCTACAAAGTCTCATGTTGTAAAGGCATGCACTAACGGAAAGGAAAAGATAATTCGATTCGGAGAGCAGGGAGCTAAGACGGCAGGTAAACCAAAGGCTGGAGAGAGCGATGCGATGAAAGCAAAGAGGGCTTCTTTTAAGGCAAGACACGGTAAGAACATAGCTAAGGGTAAGTCGAGTGCGGCATACTGGGCTGATAAAGTTAAGTGGTAATGATGATAAAGAGAAAGGACGGATCAACGTCTAAAAGAGGGCTCTGGGACAACATAAGAGCTAACAAGGGTAGCGGAAAGGCTCCGACTAAGGAGATGCTGAAACAGGAAAAGAAAATCAAAAAAAATGCCAGGTAAAACAGCTACATATTATAAAGAAAATCCAGAGGCTCGTAAAAAGCGCAACGAATATCAGAAGGAATATAATAAATCTGATAAGCAAGTAGCTAAGCGAGTAGAACTTAACCGTGAGAACCGAAAAAGAGGTACGTACGGTGATAAAAATGGAATGGACTTATCGCATACTAAGCGTGGATACGTAATGAAGAAGGCGTCAGAGAATAGAGGAGACACTAACGACATGCCTGGAGACAAAAGGGCAAGAGGTAAAAAAAAGTAAACTTAAAAACTAAATAAAATGTTACTAGGAAACGCAATAGAACTAATCACAGAAGCAACAGGGATAAAAAAAGTAGTTGACACTATAGCAGAAAAAACAAACACGGACTGTGGATGTGGAGCTAGAAAGGAAAAACTAAACAATCCTAATTTACTAATAAACAAAATATTAAACAAAGATGGCGTATCAGAAACTACAACAAAGTAGAGCCTTAGCAGTAGTTAAGTCCAATACAGAAAACATTCCTTCGGTTAACGGGGCAGCACAGACTGATCCTTGTGTACTTTACACTGGATCTGGAGGAGTTATAAGAGTTCTTACAGCAGGAGGTGATGACATCACTTTAAATGCAGTACCAGCAGGAGTAGTACTTCCAATTCAAGTAGTTCGTGTATTCTCTTCAACAACAACAGCTACTGGTATTGTAGCTCTTTGGTAGTATGCGTAAGAACCTTGATACAATAATAAACAGATGGATAAGTAGAAAGTTATTTGTTTTCCTTATAGGATGTGCTGGGCTGTTCTCAGGAACACTTACATCATCTGACTGGGTTATTATAGCTACAGCGTATATTAGTATTCAAGGGGTTACAGATATTGTCGAAAAATTATCCGTTAAAAAAAATGAGTAATTTAGAGATAGAGAGATTGGACAGACTTGAAAAGAAGCAGCAAGAACTTGTTGAAGACTTAGCAATTGTTGGAGAAAATATACGTGATATTAAGAACGCTATTGTTGGCAATGAGCTCAACAATAACCACGGAATGCTTTACAAGATAAATGAGATAGAGGACAGGGTAGAGGATCTTGAAGTATTTAAAAACGAGGTATCAGTATACGTTAAACAATTTAAAGTAGTGATGCTTATTATATTAGGATCTTTAGGAACTATACTAGTAAAAATATTTTCAAAGTAATGCAGCTATCCAAGAACCTATCTCTAGCAGAAATGATTCGTAGCGAGTCAGCAAAAAGAAACGGAATAAGTAACATGCCAACAGAAGAACATTTAACTAATATGAAAAAATTAGCTATAAACGTTTTTCAGCCTATTAGAGAGCATTTTAACGTTCCAATACATATAAGTTCCGGATATAGAAGTTTAGAGTTAAACAAGGCTATAAAAGGATCTAAAACAAGTCAGCACTGCACAGGTGAGGCTATAGATATTGACATGGATGGAACTAAAGTGACAAACAAGCAGGTATTTGATTATATTAAAAATAATATAGTATTTGATCAGATGATATGGGAGTTTGGTACAGATTCAAATCCAGACTGGGTACACGTATCTTACGAGTCTAGTGGTAAGCAAAGAAAACAAATACTAAAAGCAACCAAAAAAAATGGCAAGACAGTTTACACTAATTATTAGTATATTACTCTTAGTATCTTGTGCCTCTAGAAAGGTAGATGTAGCTAAGGTAGAGGTATTAAATAAGGTAGACAGCTCTGTAGTTTTTAAAGTAGACGGTACTTATATTAAAGATAATAACGTCGTTGTAATAGAGTCAACAGATGAGGTTGAGTATGTTGCAAAGGACACATCTAAGCCAATGGAGATTGAAGGAAAGCTATTTAAGAATGTAATTATAAAGAGCAAGAAATCAAAAAAAACAACCATAGATAAGACAAAAGAAAAGGAGCAGGTATCTTCTGTAAAAAAGTTAAATGTAAAAAAAGAAGCTGCTAAAAAAATCTTCAAAAAGAAGACTGACAAGAAGGCTAACTACTTTGTTTATTTATGGTTATTACTTATACCTGTCGGAATGTATGTTTATAGACAGATCAAAAACAAAATATTCTTATAATGGCAAAACAAACAGAATCAAACAAAAAAGAATCTAAGAGTATTAGTAGACCAGAAGTTCATGCTAAATCAAAGACTTCTAAATTAAAGTCAAGTAAAAATTACGTGAAGAAAAATCGCGGACAGGGAAAGTAACATGACAAAAATAAGTACATACGTTATAGATGACAAGGTTACCTCACTAGATAAGTGGATTGGTTCTGATGCTAATATGCAGAACAAAACAAAAAACTTTACACCTAAGAAGCTAGCCGAGTATTTTAATGAGAATCAGATAATTAATATCGGGGTTCCGCTTCAGTACAAGTACTATACTTTAGAGCCTTTAGAATCAAGACCTAACGGAACGTTAACGTTTGAGACTGAGATAGGTCCTACCGTTAACTTTTCTTCTATAAGCACATTTATATTAAGTAAGTACACAACAAAGCAAAATATAGTATCTGATTTTTTAGACTTCTTAGATAAATCTAAGGTATTACTATTTAAATCTAGCGATATAAATTTCTTTGGATTTTATAAAATAACAAGTATAGAGCCGTACGAAGCGGATCCTAACTTCTTTGTTGTTACTGTGGAATACGAGACTGGTCATGGAGCGCTAGAAGAGGACGAGGATTATATGATATCACTTGTTGCTCTTGAAGAATCCTTGGACAAGACGTTTATCTTTACACAGGACACGCCTGCTAATCCTTGGATAGTAAATCATAACCTAAATAAATTTCCGTCAGCCACAATGGTCTTGTCTACAGGACAGGTAGGTATTGCGGACATTGTATATATAGACGCAAATAACTTAACAATAACTTTTTCTGGAGATGAATCTGGGAAAGCATACATGAACTAATTATGGCAATACAGTTTTTAAATAACTTAAATATTAACGACAACCAGCTATTGAACGCTAAGGTTCAGGTTGCTTCAACTGCCCCTACAGCTGCTAAGGGACAAATATACTTAGATAGTACAACAAACGTTAATACATTAAAGTATCACGACGGAACAGAATGGATAGGTTTAAAGCAAGTAAATCTTAACAACAGTACATTTGTTAGCTTAACTAATTTAAGTGCAGCAGGAAGCAATGTAATCAGTTTAGAGGCTAGTTTATCAGCTACAGGTACAAAGGATAGCACTACATTTTTAAGAGGAGACAATACATGGGCTGCTCCATTACAATATGCTGGATGGTATATTGATGGAGATAGCGGAATTTCTAGCTTAATAAATTCTGGAGAGACTGCTTACTTTGTAGGAGGAACAGCTATTACAACTGTTGTTGGTTCTGATACATTAACAATTAACCACGACTCTGTATCAAGAAGTGATACTACTTCTACATCTACTCCGTCATTTGGAGGGACCTTCACAGCTGTTGATAGCGTTACAAGTAATACTGAGGGTCATATAACAGGATTAAACTTAAAAACAGTTACAATACCAGCATCTCCTACAATTACATTGACAGGAGACGTTACTGGATCTGGAACAACTTCTATTGCAACAACAATTGCTGCTGGAGCTGTAGAATTTGCAATGATGGATCCTACAGTAATTATTACTTCAAGCGAAGGTATAGGAAGCAACAATAATGACGTTACGTTACCAACAAGTGCAGCGGTTAAGTCTTATGTTGATTCTGCTGTTGCTGGAGGATTAGTATATCAAGGAGGGTACAACGCATCTACAAACACACCTAACTTAGATTCTCCTCCAACAGGTACGATCAAGAAAGGATTTATGTGGACTGTTACAGCTGATGGATTATTCTTCACTGAACAGTTAAGAGTAGGTGATTCTGTAATAGCAGAAGTTGATTCTCCAACTACACTAGCAGATTGGACAACTGTTCAGGGTAATGTTGACTTAGCTACACTTTCAACTGTAGGTATTGGTAATGTAAATGCAGGGACTGGTATTAGTGTATCTTACTCTAGTGGTACCGCTACTGTAAGCACTGTATCAACTTCAACATCTGGTCAAATTACAGCTGGATCCTTGTCTGGTACTGTAAGCCATGCTTTTGGATTAAACACTATGGTTCAAACATTAGATGCAATAACTGGAGATACAGTATATTGCGACGTTACTAGAACAACATCATCAGTAACAGCTACAATAGCAGCTGCAAATGCTAATAATATAATTATTTTAGTACAAAAAATAGGATAATAAAATATAATATATGAAATTTAAAAGCGATATAGAGGTCCAAGCGGGTCTGAAGGATTCTTCAGGCTCTAATGGATCATCAGGCCAAGTATTATCTTCAAATGGCACAACGGTTAGTTGGGTTAACGCAGGTGGTGGCGTTGCTAGTGATGTTCAGAATTTAGTTAAAGCAGGTGTCGCTATAAATAAAGGCCAAGCTGTATATGTTACAAGTGCTGACGGAACAAATATAATCGTTGGATTAGCATCGAATACAACAGAGGCTACTTCATCAAAAACACTAGGTTTACTTGATGCAACAGTTGCTATAAATGGAATGGCTAATGTAGTGCAGATAGGTAGATTAGAAGGTCTTAATACTTTAGCCGCAACTGTTGGTGATCCTGTTTGGTTAGGGGCTAATGGTAATCTTATTTATGGGTTAATAAATAAACCTTACGCACCATTACATTTAGTATTTATCGGGGTTGTTACAAGGGTAAATGCTAACAACGGTGAAATATTTGTAAATGTACAGAATGGATTTGAGCTTAACGAAATACACGATGTAGACCTAAAGACTAATGTCCCTATTAACGGTGATATTCTTGGATATAACGGTACATTATGGGTAAATAAAACAATAGCAGGATGGCTAGGATATACTCCTGCAAATCAAGCAATAACTATAGCAACTACTGCTCCTTTATCAGGTGGTGGTGATTTATCAGCAAATAGAACATTATCTATAAGCCAAGCTGGAGCTGCGTCAAATGGTTATTTAAGCGCAAACGATTGGGGTATATTTAACGGTAAGCAAAACGCTTTAAATGGAACTGGATTTGTAAAAATATCAGGAACTACTATAAGCTATGACAATAGCACGTATACACCAACTTCAAGAACAATTACAATTAACGGTGTTACTCAGGATTTAAGTGCAAACCAAACATGGACAATCGCTAGTGGTGTAACATCTTTCAATACAAGAACAGGAGCTATTACATTAACATCAGGTGATCTAACTACAGCCTTAGGATACACCCCTGTAACCGATTCAAGAACAATTACAATTAATGGCGTAGCCCAAGATTTATCAGCTAATAGAAGCTGGACAGTAAGTTCAACTGTTACTTCTGGATTTAGTTTAGTAAACCAAGGAGCAGCAAGTAACACTCCATCTTCTCCAACAGCAAATATGGGTGTATTTGTTGATACTTACGCTTTTATAGATTTAGCTACAGCCCATCCTGACGGAGGTTGGATTGATTTTAGTAAGGCTAATGGAACTGATTATGCAGGAAGAATTAGATATAATAATACTAGTGATTACCTTAGTATAGCTGCTGGATCTAATGAACAAGTTAGAATATTTAATTCAAATGCAGAGGCTTTAGGTTCTTTTAGATCCCCTATATTTTACGACTCAAATAATACCGGATTTTATTTAGATCCATCTGGATCATCGGTACTTAACGGAACAGTTGTTATCAAAGGAAATGATAATCAATTAGCAATAGACGGCACTACAGGCGGATTGGCATCGGGGTTATTTTTTAGGGAGTCTGGAGTTGACAAATATGAACTTTACCATTATAGTGGTGAATTTAGATTTTATAACTATACAACAAACCAACAAGAAATGAGCATTAATAATGCTAGTGGTTTTGTTACATCAAGAACTTCTTTTAGAGCTCCAATATTCTACGATTCAAATGATACTAGTTTTTATACAGACCCTGCGTCAACAAGTAATTTAAACAAATTAAGAATAACTTCTGCTGGTAATAGCGCTGGCGGTAATATATTAATGGGGCCTGCCGGAGAAGGTGTAGGTAAATGGTCTTATCTAACGGGCACACACTATAATGCAACTTCGCAATCGAAGGGTGTATCAATTATAGGACTATATGCGTCAGCGTCTGAAAATGCTATTTCAATTGGAGGTAATATTTATGAGGCTAACCCGGCTACTGAAATAAGATTTTATACCCATAATGCAATAACACATGATACAGGCGGTAGTGTAAGAATGGTTATTAATAGTGCTGGTAATGTTGAGGCTAACGTTGATATGAGAGCTCCAATATTCTACGATTCAAATAATACTGGGTATTATGTTGATCCAGCTTCAACAAGTAATTTAAATGGGTTAACAGTCGCTAATACAATAACTGGTAATATATCTGGAAATGCTAATTCATTAGGTAGTATTGCTGCGGATAGATTTGTATATGGAGATGGAGCAAATGGTAGATCAAAGGGAATGAGTAGTGGAAATGCTAATACATCCGATTCATCTAACTCATCTGGATTTTATTTTGGAACTAATGTAACTGGTATGCCTGGATCTGACTGGTGGAACTGGCTTACGGTGGCTGGTAATTCATGGTCAGGAAGTGATGGGTATAGATGGCAAATGACTGGGTCATTTTGGTCTGATGATTGGAGATTAAGAAGAATGACATCTGGTTCTTGGAGCAGTTGGGTGTCATTATTACATTCAGGGAATTATAATTCATATTCTCCAACTCTAACAGGAGGTAATGCTTCTGGTACCTGGGGAATAAATATAACTGGTAATGCGGCAACAGCAACAACATCAACCAGTTCAAGTTATTCAAATATGGATTATTTGATGAGTGATAGAGATTTTCCTAATGGGACGCTTATTCAAACATCTATTAATTACAACAACTCTGAAGGAGACGCCTTTATATTAGAAATAAAAGGGAATGCGTATGGCAACGGAATGCCAATGGACATTCAAATACAAGGTTATATATATGCAAATACAATAATAAATACAGGAGGATACTCTAATGGTTTTCAAGTTAGTAGTATTTCAGCTATAAGATTTGGCGGTAATCTTTGTTTCTGGTTTCCTTCTCAAGGATATTGGAATGGTTATACAGTAAAGGTATATAGTGCATTTAGCGGAAGACAAGCAAACAAAGTAACAAGTATAAGTAATTCTGGTTTGCCAACAACAGATAAAATAGTTAATTTTACTACTGCCCAATCTTTACGATCAGATAATTACAGAGGATATTCTAACTTTTTAACTTCTGTATACGGGCCTAATTATTACGACTCAGATGATACTGCTTATTACGCTAACTTTGCATCTACGTCTGACATTGCAGTTAAACAAAGAGGTGGAACAATGCACGGTCCAAATGTTACGTGGGGTGCTTACTTGTTAGTTGGCGGTGATGGTAGACAGAACTACACTGACACAACAGTAGCATCTGTATGTACTACTAATGGAAACCTTCATTTGGATTCTGGTAGCGGGTATAGTACTCATATAAATTTTTACGATGGTAATGATATAATATTTGGTAATGGAGCAAATACTGAAATAGGTAGGGTTTATAACGCTGGTTATTTACAAATGAGTGGTAGTGTTAGAGCAGCGTTGTTTTATGATTCAAATAATACAGGATATTATTTAGACCCAGCTTCTACAAGTAATTTATATGATTTAATCATAGCAGGACAATCTCATAAATATCTTTTCATTAATCCAGGTAATGGTTATGAGGCTATGGTTAGGTACAATGGAGGATCAGGTAGCAGTTGGTATTCTGGAAAAAGAACAGCAAATACAACGCAAGCTGGTACTGATGGTTTTCATTTTTACTCAGATGCTGCAGGAGATACTGTAGTCGGGTTTGGAGCTGATGGAACTATACGAGGTAAAGGTGATGTTGTTGCTTATTCATCATCCGATAGACAATTAAAAGACAATATAAAACCAATAGAAAATGCTTTAGAAAAAGTAAAACAAATAAGTGGATATACATTTGATTGGAATAATAAGCAAACTATATACGAAGGTCATGATGTAGGAGTTATTGCTCAAGAGATTGAAGCAGTATTACCAGAAGTTGTTACAACAAGAGATACAGGATTTAAGGCTGTTAAATACGAAAAAATTGTACCTTTGCTTATTGAAGCAATAAAAGAACAACAAACACAAATAGAAGAATTAAAACAACTAATAAAAAATAAATAATGGCAATTACTTACACATTTTTAACAGACGACACAATGAAGCTGGAGATTGCTCCAGTATTAGGAGATTTAACAGATGTAGTTACACGCGTAAGATACAATTACGTAGGAGTAGACGAAAACGGAGTAGATGGAACATTTGCAGGAGCAACACCTATGCCGCTTCCAGAAGATACAGAAAACTATATTCCTTTTGCAGATTTACAACCAGAGGATGTTGTAGCTTGGTTAGAGGTAGTTTCTGATAAAGTACACATGCAAGAGCGTATTGCAAAGCAAATTGAAGCTAAAATAGCTCCTAAGTATGAGCCTGTACCTTCTCCATGGGCACCTCCAACACCTCCAACACCAGAAGCATAATGAGCGTATCTTATAAATATGAAATACAAGAATTAAGATGCGAACCTATTGTCGGTAGCTTGACTAAGGTTGTAACTGAAGTCGTCTATGAGTATATAGGTGAGTCTGAAATTGGAATTATATCAAAACTTCCAGGGCTTGTTACATTAGAGGTGCTATTAGAGCAATCATTTACTCCAATTGAAGAAATAAACGAGGCAACAGTTATTAGTTGGATTGAATCAATTGCTGATGTTAATACAGCAAAACAAATGATTGACAATGAAATAAAGTATAAATCAGGTCTTATATACAAGGGAGATTCTTTACCTTGGAATAGTATCGTTTAAATAATTTTCTATGGCATTACCAGGACCAGGTGTACCACTGTCAATAAATATGATTCGAAATGAGCTCGGTCAATCGAGTGGATCTCTAGGATTTTTAAGTGATTGGGCTGGATTTAATGCACCTGATGCAATTTCTGATTTTTATGGTTATAGTAATAACAGTGTAGTATTTAGTAGTTCTTATTCATATACGGGAAGTCAGTCTGCTAGTTATAGCGGAACGGTTACTATTACAGGAGCTGCCGCTACGTTCAATGCTAGATCAACGTCTACTGGAAACTTTAGTACGGATACTATTATAAACATAAATGGTAACAGTAGAAGAGCTAGACAAACCACAACTGGTACGCTAAACTCAACTACTTTTACATTAACAGCAGGTACTTATAGTTATTCATTCTCTTGTCAAATATCTCCAGCTGGAGCAGGGACAGGTATAGGTCAAATAATATTCACACAATAAAAAAAATAAAATGACAAAAATTAGTCAATACCCAGACGACAATGAGATCACGGTTGATGATAAGTTAGTCGGAACAGATGCAGAGAATAGTTTAGAAACAAGGAACTTTACGTTCGCTGATGTTATTAGCTTCTTGCAACAGAATTTGTTAATACTTAATACACCTTCTTTTACAGGAGTTCCTGAGTATGCAAGTAATTCAGCAGCAGTATCTGCTGGACTAGCAGTTGGTAGAGTTTACAGAACAGCAGACGTTCTAAAAATCGTACATTAAAAAATAATTTGTATATTTGTCAAAAATTAAATTAAAATGAAAAAAGTGGAATTAAAAAAAATTGAAGAAAAGGAATTGGCTAAGTTACAAAACTTAGAAGCATTCTTTACAAAAGCTCATTCTGCATTAGGTCAATTAACATCTGACTTTGAATTTAAAAAATCAGATATAATGAGACAGATTAATGATCAGTACATTAAGAGAGAAGAGTTCAAAAAGGAGTTATCTGAAATTTATGGAGATAACATTGTTATCGATGTAAATACCGGAGAAATTTCTGAAGCAGAAGCTCAAGCATAATGTTCGATATTAGAAAAATAACAATAGGGGCTGACTATAAGAGTAATGGTATGCATTACATTGTAGGTCAGCCTATATTGAATAACTCTCACATAATTCATCTCATACGACTTGACGAGAATACTGGAGGTATTAAGATATGGATAGAGAAGGAAGACGAAGTATTTCTCTGGAAAGAATTTAATGCTAATATGCCAATCTCTATAGAGTATAACATCAACTTCTAATGAAATCCCCAAACATGTTCATCGTAAGACCTTTAAATGGAAGGAGATACGATAATATAAAGAACATAGGAGGAATAGACTTAATCACTAGTGTATCTCAGGAAGACCACGAGTCATCAAATAGGTACGCTGAGGTAGTCGAAACACCTATCAACTATTCAGGAGAAATAACTAAAGGAGACGTACTACTCGTGCATCATAACGTATTTAAGCTATACTATGATATGCGTGGTAGAGAGAAGAGTGGAGCGAGTTACTTCAAGGATGACTTATTCTTTGTAGACTACGAGCAGTTTTTTCTTTACAAGCATAACGATAAATGGAAGTCACATTCTAAGTATTGCTTTATAAAACCTATAGAATCCAAGGAATCTATAATTAAAAAGAACTGCAAGGAGGAGCCTCTAGTAGGAACAATAGAATACATAAACGACGAGCTACTATCTCTTGGACTTAGTGTAGGAGATGAAATTGCATTTGAACCAGACAGTGAATATCCTTTTACTATAGAAGATCAAAAACTGTACAGGATGTTTACTAATAACATCACACTTAAATGGAATTAAAAGAAATTAAATTACAAATAATCGAGGCTGGAGAGAAGGCTGTAATGGAACTTATTAAGGTTGCATCAGATCAGATACTAAAGCCAATCGATGACGGTACTGACTTAGCGGCAGATAAACTAAAGAATGCCGCTTCGGCTAAGAAGTTAGCTATCTTTGACGCATTTGAAATTCTAAATAGGATTGAATCTGAAAGAGAGAAGCTAAACGAGGATCCAAAGGAAGCCGAGAAGCCAGAACCTAAAATACAAGGATTTGCAGAAAAAAGATCAAAATAACTTATACTCAGTAGTTAGGAACCATATTCCTGCCAGCACCTTGTCAATTAAAAATAAGAAGGCTAGTTGGGAGTACGGATATGACGAGAAGTATGACATGATCGTTATATCAAAGAACGGTACTATCGGAGAGGTGTATAATGTTAATGGGCTATTCATTGCTCTACCTGCAACTCCTGATGACGTTTACTCAAGAGATAAGAAGAAAGAGAATCAGTACTGGCAGCCTTTCGAATATCCAAAAGAACTTGATAAGATAAAGTCTATATTCCAATGGCATAACACTCCTAGTGAGTTTAAGTCCAAGTGGGTAGACTATATTGAGAAGGAGTTTGACAGGAGAGAGAATGGATTCTTCTTCATGAACAATGGGGTTGAGACTTACATGACAGGATCTCACTACATGTACTGTCAGTGGACTAAGATTGACGTTGGACTTCCTGATTTCAGGGAGGCTAATAGGATATTTTTTATTTACTGGGAGGCGTGCAAGGCAGACCCTAGATGCTTTGGAATGGTGTACCTTAAGATTAGACGTTCTGGGTTTTCATTTATGGCTTCATCTGAGGCTGTAAATATTGGAACACTTGCTAAGGACGCTAGGATTGGTATACAATCTAAGACAGGGGGAGATGCTAAGACAATGTTTACAAACAAGGTGGTTCCTATATCTAGTAACCTACCGTTCTTCTTCAAGCCTATCATGGATGGTATGGACAAGCCTAAGACTGAACTAGCCTTTAGGGTTCCTGCGTCTAAGATTACTAAGAAGAATATGTACGATGATTCTGAAGCAGAGCTTGAAGGATTGGATACATCTATTGACTGGAAGAATACAGCGGACAACAGCTATGATGGGGAGAAACTAATATACTTAGTTGAGGACGAGTCTGGTAAGTTGGAAGCTCCTAATAATATATTGAACGGATGGCGAGTTAGAAAGACCTGTCTTCGTTTAGGTAGTAGAATTATCGGTAAGTGTATGATGGGATCTACTCCTAACGCACTTGCTAAGGGTGGTGCTAACTTTAAGAAGCTATACGAGGACTCTAACATAAAGACTCGTAATGATAATGGACAGACTAAGTCTGGTATGTACTCACTGTACATTCCAATGGAGTGGAACTTTGAGGGGTATATAGATAGATACGGAATGCCTGTATTTAGAAAGCCTGAGTCACCTATAACAGGAATTGATGGTAGACCTATTAATAATGGAGCTATAGACTACTGGGAGAATGAGGTTGCATCATTAAAGAATGACGCTGATGCCCTTAATGAGTTTTACAGACAGTTCTCCAGAACAGAGTCTCACGCGTTCAGAGATGAGAGCAAGGCTTCATTGTTCAACTTAACAAAGATCTATCAGCAGATAGACTATAATGACTCTCTAATTAGAGATCAGATACTAACTAGAGGATCGTTTCACTGGAAGAACGGAGAAAAGGACACTCAGGTTGTATGGACTCCAGATCCAAGGGGTAGATTCTTGGTGTCGTGGATTCCAAATACAGCAATGCAGAATCAAGTAATTTATAAAAATGGAAATAAGTACCCTGGTAATGAGCACATTGGTGCTTTTGGCTGTGACCCTTACGATATATCCGGAACTGTCGGAGGAGGAGGATCCAACGGATCTCTACATGGACTTACTAAGTTTAATATGGATAATGCTCCTAGTAACCATTTTTTCCTTGAGTACATAGCTCGTCCACAGACGGCAGAGATATTCTTTGAAGAGGTTCTTATGGCTTGCATATTTTATGGAATGCCTATCTTAGTTGAAAACAATAAGCCAAGGCTGTTGTATCACTTTAAAAATCGTGGCTATAGAGGGTTTTCAATGAACAGACCTGATAAGCACTTTACTAACCTATCTAAGACTGAAAGAGAGCTTGGTGGAATACCTAACTCCTCTGAAGATGTTAAGCAATCACATGCTGCTGCTATTCAATCTTATATAGAAAAGTATGTAGGAATGGATACTGAAGGTACATACAGAGACTCTGACGAGATGGGTGATATGTACTTTACTAGAACGATAGAAGAATGGGCTAAATTTGATATAAATAATAGAACTAAATTTGATGCTGCAATTAGCTCTGGACTAGCTATTATGGCTAATCAAAAGAACTTATACTTAGCGGCAAAGAAAGAGTCGAAAATAAGTGTTAATTTTGCAAAGTATAATAACTCAGGAACTAGAAGTGAACTTATTAGATAAATGAAAGACGTAAAAATAAATATACCTGCAACTGCTTTTCCAAACCAGTTTGCTTCAGACAAAGAAAAGGAAACCTTTGAGTATGGATTGCAGATATCACAAAGTATTCAGTACGAGTGGTTTAGAAAAGACGGGAATAACTCAAGATTCTACGATCAGTGGGGTAACTTCCATAAATTAAGATTATACGCAAGGGGTGAGCAGTCTATAGGTAAGTATAAGGATCAGATAGCCGTTGATGGTGACTTATCTCATACTAACCTTGACTTTACTCCGGTACCTATTATACCTAAGTTCGTTGACATTGTTGTTAACGGAATGAATGACAGATTGTTTAAGCCTAAGGCATACGCTCAGGATGCGATGTCTACTGATAAAAGATCTAAGTATCAGGACATGATACAGGCTGATATGGTATCTAAGGATATGCTACTTCAAGTTAAGGAGCAGTTCGGTGTTAACGCATTCGATACTAATCCTGACGACCTTCCTGAGAATGACGAGGAGCTTTCATTGCACATGCAGCTTAAATACAAGCCAGCTATTGAGATAGCTGAAGAGGAAGCTATCAATACTGTATTTGACGAGAATAAATATAATGAGACTAGAAAGAGAGTAGACTATGACATAGCAACTATTGGTGTTGGTATGGCTAAGCATATGTTCCTTCCTGGTGACGGAGTAAGAATTGAGTACGTTGACCCTGCTAATGTAGTGTATAGCTATACTGAGGATCCTTACTTTAAAGACTGCTTCTATTGGGGAGAAATTAAAACTGTGCCTATTACAGAGTTAGTTAAAATTGATCCTACACTTACAAACGAAGACTTAGCTGAAATATCAAAGTATAGCCAGTCATGGTATGACTATTACAACTCAGCTCAGTTCTATAATAATAGCTTGTTCAGTAATGATACAGCTACTTTATTATATGTAAACTACAAAACAACTAAAAAGATAGTATACAAGAAAAAGATACTTGAAGACGGAAGTTTTAAAATGATAGAAAAGGACGATACATTCAATCCACCACAAGAGATGATGGATGAAGGTCGTTTTGAAAAGATTGAGAAGACTATTGACGTTTGGTATGATGGTGTGATGGTTATGGGTACTAATATTATGTTGAAGTGGGAACTATCTCGCAACATGGTTAGACCTAAGTCAGCTTCACAGCACGCAATTCCTAACTACATAGCTGTAGCACCAAGAATGTACAAAGGGAACATTGAATCTCTTGTGAAGAGAATGATCCCTTTTGCAGACTTGATTCAAATGACTCACTTAAAATTACAACAAGTAATTGCTAAGGTTGTTCCTGATGGTGTATTTATTGACGCTGACGGATTGAACGAGGTTGATCTTGGTAATGGTGCAGCATATAATCCTGAAGACGCATTAAGACTATACTTCCAGACGGGTAGTGTAATTGGTAGAAGCTATACAGGTGACGGAGAATTTAATAATGCTAGGGTTCCTATTCAAGAGCTTAATTCTAATAGTGGACAAGGTAAGATTTCTAGTTTAGTCGCTAGTTATAATCACTACCTAAGCATGATTAGAGATGTTACAGGATTAAATGAGGCTAGAGACGGATCGAATCCAGACCCTAACTCATTGGTTGGTGTACAGAAGTTAGCCGCTCTTAATTCAAATACTGCTACTAGACACATATTAGAGTCTAGTTTATTTATCACTAAGTCGTTAGCTGAGGCTATCTCGTACAGGGTAGCTGATATCTTAGAATACTCTGACTTTAAAGAAGAGTTTATCAATCAAATTGGTAAGTACAATGTAGGTATATTAGATGAGATTAAAGACCTATACTTATATGACTTTGGTATCTTTATCGAGGTGTCACCAGACGAAGAAGAGAAGGCTCAGCTAGAACAAAACATTAGCCTAGCATTATCTCGTGACTCTATCTATTTAGAGGATGCAATTGACATTAGAGAGATGCGAAACCTTAAGCTAGCTAATCAGTTACTTAAGCTTAAGAGAAAGAAGAAGGAAGAGCAGATTCAAAAGAATGAGCAGGCTAAGCAAGAAATGCAAGGTCAAATCCAAATGCAATCACAGCAGATGGCAGCTCAGACAGCAATGCAGAACATACAAGCAGAAACTCAATCTAAAATGCAGATCAAGCAGGCAGAGGTTGCTTATGAAATTGAGAAGATGAAGAGCGAGGCTCAATTGAAGATGGAGTTGATGCAGTTAGAATTCCAAATGCAGATGCAGCTTAAAGGGGTTGAGATGGAAACAACTAAGACTAAGGAGCAATTAAAAGAAGAGGCTAAGGATAAGCGTATTAGCTTGCAAAATACACAGCAGTCTAAGCTAATCGATCAGCGTAAGAATAACTTACCTCCGATGACATTTGAATCTAACGACGATAGCTTGGATGGGTTTGACCTAGCTGAGTTCGAGCCTAGATAATATAATATAATAATAATTAACTTTGCAAAAAATTAAATCAAATGGAAAACACTTTCACTGTAAGGGACTTAGGTGTCGCCGAGCAAAAATCAGTACAGGAAGTTGAACAAGAGTTATTGGCTAAGCATGAAGAAAGCATTGCAGAACCAGCACAAGTAGAAGTTCAATCAGAACCTGAAGTAGAAGTAGAATTACCAGCCGAGCCAACAAAGGCAGAGCTACAAGATGACGACGTTCTTTCATATATTAAAAACAGATACGGAAAAGAGGTAAACTCCATCAATGATCTTTTCGCAGAAAGAGAAGAAAAGAAAGAGGACTTACCTGAAGACGTAGCTGCATATTTCAAATACAAAAAAGAAACGGGTCGTGGAATTGAAGATTTTGTTAAACTAAACAAGAACTTTGACGACATGGATCCAAACGATTTATTAGTTGAGTACTACTCTCAAACAGAAGAGGACTTAGATAGAGATGATATCCAGTATATGATCGAGGATAAGTTTGATTACGATGAGGATCTTGATGACCCAAAGGAAATTAAGAAGAAGGAAATAGCTAAGAAAAAAGAGCTTGCTAAAGCTAAGAAGTTTTTTGATGAGTATAAAGAAACTTATAAGACGCCTCTTGAGTCAAAAGGTGGATTGGTTTCAGATGACGAAAAAGAAACGTACGAGGCTTACAAGAAATACGTTCAAGATTCCAATAGTCAACAGGAAGAGAATCAAAGAAAGTCTCAATACTTTCAAAAGAAAACTGAAGAACTTTTTTCAGATGAATTCAAAGGTTTTGATTTCAATGTCGGAGATAAGAGCATTAAGTTTTTACCAGGGGATGTAGCAGAGACAAAAAGAGCCCAATCAGATGTGGTTAATTTCATATCTAAGTATTTAGATGCGGATGGGTTGATTTCAGATCACGTTGGTTATCATCGTTCATTAGCCGCGGCAATGAATCCAGAAAAAATGGCTAAGTTCTTTTATGAACAAGGTAGAGCAGAGGCGTTATTAGATAACACCAAAAAAATTAAAAATATCGATATGGAGATGAGAAATGCTCCTCAATCAATTGCTCAGTCTGGATTTAAAGTAGTAGCTTCTGACAACGATAGCGGAAGAGGACTAAGAATAAAAAGTAATAAAAATAACTAAAAAAAACTAAAAAAATGGCAGGATCAGTACAGCCAACCCCAGGGTTCGCATTACAACCTAGTGCTACAAGACAAACTTTAAGCACTAACTACATTACAAATTTTGACTTCTTGAATCAGTATCTTCCTGATACTTATGAAAAAGAATTCGAACGTTACGGAAATCGTTCAGTTGCATCTTTCTTAAGAGCAGTTGGAGCTGAGATGCCGTCTAACTCAGACCTTATCAAATGGGCAGAGCAAGGTCGTCTTCACACTAAATACATCGACTGTTCGTCTGATGCTGCTGTTGGTGGAGATACTGCTACAATTACAGTTGATGATGCTTTAACAGGATCTATCGCTTTCAAACCAGGGCAAACAGTTTTCTTATCAGATAACGCTGCTGCTGCTAACTCTAACAAAGCTATCATTACTTCAGTAGATTATGCTGCTGGTACTTTTGATGTTGCTTACTACGAAGCTGCTGGTCAATCTTTTGCTGCTACTGCTACAGTAACTGCTTTTGTTTATGGTTCTGAATTCAAAAAAGGAACTGAAGGTCAAACTGAATCTTTAGAGGCTCAAGACGATATATTCGAAAACAGCCCAATCATCATCAAAGAGAAGTACGCTGTTTCTGGATCTGACATGGCTCAAATCGGATGGGTTGAAGTAACTACTGAAAATGGAGCTACTGGATACTTATGGTACATTAAATCTGAGCACGAAACTCGTTTGCGTTTCGAAGATTACTTAGAAATGTCTATGATCGAAGCTGTACCTGCTGAAGCTAATTCAGGAGCTATCGCTAACACTGCTTTTGGAAACAAAGGATCAGAAGGTTTATTCTACGCTGTAGGACAAAGAGGTAACGTATGGGCTGGTGGAAATCCAACTGCATTATCTGACTTTGACGCTATCATCCAACGTTTGGACAAACAAGGAGCTATCGAAGAAAACGTATTGTTCTTGAACCGTCAGTTCTCTTTCGATATCGACGATATGTTGGCTGCTCAAAACTCTTACGGTGCTAATGGTACTTCTTATGGTTTGTTTGACAACGATAAAGATATGGCATTGAACTTAGGATTTACAGGTTTCCGTAGAGGTTACGATTTCTACAAAACTGACTGGAAATACTTGAACGACGCTACACTTAGAGGTGGAGTAGTTGGTGGAGCTATTAATGGTGTATTAGTTCCTGCTGGATCTACTACTGTTTACGATCAAGTTCTTGGTAAAAACGCTAAACGTCCATTCTTACACGTTCGTTATAGAGCTTCTGAGACTGAAGACAGACGTTACAAAACTTGGATTACTGGTTCTGCTGGTGGAGCACAAACTTCTAGCTTAGATGCTATGGAAGTTCACTTCTTGTCAGAAAGAGCTTTATGTACTTTAGGTGCTAACAACTTCTTCTTGTTCGAGAACTAGAAAATAGTTATAATAAACCAGGGTGTAACAGCCCTGGTTATTTTTTTAAAATTTAAATCTTATCAAATGAAAAATCAAGCTATGCCCGTAGACAAGATCTACGTACTTAAGAAAAAACACACTCCGTTATCCTACATGTTGTCATCTAGAAATACTCATAGAGCACCATTGTTATACTTCGACGGACAATCAAACAGACCTTTAAGATATGCAGTTAACCAGAAGAGTCCTTTCGAAGACGAACAGGATGGTAACGCTATTTTAGAACCTATTGTATTTGTGGATGGAGCCTTAAAGGTTTCTAAAACAAATCCTGTTTTACAAAAATTCTTAGAACTACACCCAGGTAATGGTAATGTATTCGAGGAAGTTAATACAGAGAAGGATGCTTCTTCTGATATTGATAAGTTAACAAGTGAATTAGATGCTCAGATTGCTGCTAGAGATTTAGATATTGACTCATTAGAGGCTGTAGCTAGAGTTCTATTAGGATCTAAGATCGAAAAAATGTCTACTGCTGAATTAAAGAGAGACGTATTTGTATACGCAAGAAACTATCCAACCTCATTCTTAGAGATGTTGAATGATCCAATGCTACAGTTACGTAATACTTGTGCTAAATTCTTCGAGTACGACTTGTTAAAGATGAAGAATAAGAATAGAGATATTTACTTCAATCTTCCACAAAACAAGAAAAAATTATTGACTGTCCCATTCGGAGAGAATCATATTTACATATTAGCTTCTTACCTACAAACAGATGAAGGTATTGAAGTGTTGAGATTACTTGAGAATAAAATCGAGTAAATTACTTTTCTTTTCATGCTTAAAGGCGCTCTTTTACGGGGCGCTTTTTTTTATTATCTTTGTAAAAAGTTTTTAAGAATGATAAACTCAGTAAGAAATACTGTGCTGTCTGTAGCTAACAAGAATAATTTTGGGTATATTACTCCGGATGACTTCAACTTGTATGCTAAGCAAGCTCAATTAGATATATTTGAAGACTACTTCTATCAGTATAATACATGGATACTAAAGCAGAACGCTAGACAGTCAGGAAGCGGATACGCTGATATTGTAAAGAACGTAGAAGAGGTTATTGATAGCCTATCTTCAACAGCCACATTGACATACTCGTCTCCTACATTTAATTTACCTAGTGATTTTTACTATTTAAATACAGTAAGATACGGATCAAAAGAAATTGACAGGGTATCACAAGATAAGATACTTAATCTACTTTCATCTAATCTAACATCTCCGTCGGTACTTTATCCTGCGTATATCTTAGAGGGTGACAGTATCAAGGTATACCCAACATCTATAGTCTCAAATGTTAGTACTCAGTACATTAGATACCCTAGGGATCCTAAGTGGACGTATACTTCATTACTAGGAGGAGAGCCGTTGTTTAATCAATCAGCATCTGACTATCAGGACTTTGAATTACCACTAACAGACGAGCCTTTACTAACGGCTAAGATACTTCAGTTCGCTGGTATATCTATTAGAGAAGCAGATGTATTCTCATTCGGAACAAGTGAAGAAGTTAAGAATCAACAAACTCAAGGATAATAATGGCATACTTAACTGGTTATCAATACTATGAGAATTCAGGTAATATACCTGAAAATGAAAATTGGGGATCATACCAATACATATCATTGGAAGATATTGTGAACAACTTTATGCTTATGTATGTTGGTAATGATAAATTAATAAACAACGTACAGAGGTATAATGTTTTATTCCATGCAAAGAGAGGAATTCAAGAAATAAATTACGATGCCCTTAAAGAGATTAAGGTACTAGAGATTAATATCTGTGACGATCTTAAGTTTATATTACCAAACGACTACGTAAATTACGTTAGAATATCTTTATATAAAGACGGAGTACTAAGACCTCTTACTGAAAACATTCAAACAAACTATAGCAATAGTTACTTACAAGATAACAACTGTAGGGTTTTATTTGATCAGGATGGAAACATACTGGAAGGTACTTCTATTTTAGATTACGATAGGGTTACTGACAAACAAAAAACAATGTACCCTGGAAGCGGAATGTACGCTGGTAGAGAGGGTGTAAATATAGATCAGAACTGGTACTTTGATTATGCTATCGGAGCTAACTATGGTTTAAATACTGAAACGGCAAACGTAAATCCTACATATAGAATTGACAAGGCTTCTGGAGTAATCAACTTTGGATCAGGTATGGCCGGAGAGTTATGTATTTTAGAGTACATTTCTGACGGAATGCAGGATGGAGATGATTCTAAGGTTAGCATCAATAAGATGGCAGAAGAGTTTATATATGCTTATATTAAGTATGCTATATTAAACGCTAAGGTTGGTGTACAAGAGTACATAGTTAACAGAGCTAAGAAAGACAAGACAGCACTTCTAAGAAACGCAAAAATAAGATTGAGTAATATTCATCCAGGAAGATTGTTGATGAATATGAGAGGTCGTGATAAATGGATTAAGTAAGACATATGGCAAATATTGATGTAAATTTTATTGCCGGTAGAATGAACAAAGATTTTGACGAGCGTGTAGTTCCTGCTGGGGAGTACATTGACGCGTTAAATATCAGGGTAGGATCTACTGAGAACAATAGTGTAGGTGCTGTAGAAAATACCAAGGGTAATATAAAATTAACAAGCCTTCAATACAACGGAGTTCCTCTAGTAGGAGCTAGATGTATTGGTGCATACGAGGACGGATCTAACGAGACATTATACTGGCTTGTAACATCTGCCACTGTTGATATGGTGGTGTCTTTTAATACAGAAAAGAGCTTACTAAAGTACCACGTTGTATCTGAGGATGTACTTAACTTTGATCCTGAGTACTTAGTAACTGGTATTAACTTAATTGATAACCTATTATTTTGGACGGACAACTTAAATCCGCCTAGAAAAATAAATATAAATAGAAACTACCCAGAACCAATAGGTGGGGTAGATCAAATTGATGAGAGTGATATATCTGTGATAGTTGCTCCTCCATCATCTGCACCTGAAATTTCACTATTACTTGTTCCTAGAGAAGAAAATTATATGACTAATAAGTTCATATCATTTGCTTATAGATATAAGTATAAGGATGGAGAGTACAGTGCACTATCTCAATTTAGTGATATAGCATTTGAACCAGGTGGTTTTGGTCTTGATTACTCTACATTTGAGAATTCAGGAATGGAGAACATATTCAACTCTGTTAATGTAAAATTTAATACAGGAAGTGATAATGTTGTAGGTATAGATATCTGCTTTAAACTATCAGACTCTAGCGTGATAAATGTTGTAGAAAAATACAATAAATCTCAAGAGGGATGGGCTGATAACAAAACTGAGCAGATTACATTTACAAATAAAAAAGTATATACTACCCTTACAGAGAGTGAACTTCTTCGTGTCTTTGACAACGTTCCTAGATTAGCTAAGGCACAAACTGTTATGGGTAACAGGTTAATGTACGGAAACTACGTCGACGGATATAATATTACAGATGAATATGGTAATCAAATAGATATTGATTACGATCTTGATTTAATGTCTGAGAACATTGGTTTTGTTGAGTTACCAGTTTCTCTAGATACTGGATCAAATTATACTATAGATCCTTCTAGTACTAAGACTATAAACGATGCTCAATTCAATATAGACTTGACAGGTGTGCCTCTAATTAGTGGATCATATCTTTCAATTAATATAACATTACAGCACGAATCATATTCTGGAGATGCTTCATATACAAATCCACCTAGAAATGATTTTGAATACGACTTAGTATTTAATATTCAAAAGAACTATAGTAGCGTATATGAGTTAGCTACTAGTCAAGAATTTATAGATGCAATATCAACTCATAAAGTATACGCTGACGCGTGCACTGGTACATCGGTAACAGATGCTTTTAACTGTCAGATAATTGCAAAATCAGGATGGACTGAAATAGGAACTGGTATAATTGATGCTACAGGAAGTTTTACAATATCATCATCTTTAGGTTCTGATATAATTAGTATTCAAATTCCAGCTATAAAGTTTGGATTTGAAACATCTCCTGGTGTGTTTGTATATGCTTATGAGTACCTTTCAAATACCAACACTTCCGCTAGTTTTTCAGCTATAGGTTCTAATCGGAGTCTTCATAGTAACAGAGATTACGAGGTAGCTATTGTGTATATGGACGAATATAGTCGTAGCTCTACTGCCTTAGTAGATACTAATAATACAATTTTTGTTCCTCCATATAATTCAGATAAAAAGAATTACATAAGAGCAAGCATAAAAAGTAAAGCTCCAAGCTGGGCTACTAAGTATAAGTTTGTAGTAAAACCATCTAAGAGTCAGTACCAAGTTGTATACTCTAATGTTTTCTTTCAAGAAGATTCTGGTTTTACTTGGTTTAAATTAGAAGGTGATAATAGAAGTAAGGTTCAAGAGGACTCAACTTTAATTGTTAAGGCCGACTCTAACGGAGTTATGAAGAGCTTAATAAAAACTAAGGTTCTTGCTCTAGAGGCTCAACCTAGAGACTTTATTAAGGATAATAAGAATTCAGCAGGTCAAGATATTATAGAGCCAGCAGGGATGTATATGAGGCTTAAGGCTTCTAACTTTTCATCAGAATATACTGAGAATTCATTTATAGATGAAGGGGAGATAAGTGAAGCTGGAAGTTATGCTAATTTAAATTACCCTTGCTATATAGATAATCCATTATTTGGACAAGCTGGAGAATTACAATTTGCTCCTTACGATATACCTGCTGGAAGTTTAATAAACATTAACTTTACATTAACCAGAGATGCGGCCGGAGATAGTTGTGGTAATAGAACGTACGTGTTTAATAAATCATTTACAGCATCTCAATACTACACTAGTTTGTATAACTTTATAATAGGTGATCAAATCAATTTAGAAGCTGGAGATAGCACTGGAGGTGACGCTACAGTAAATAAGAACGACTTTAATAAAAACTTAGTTAGTCCTTACACAGGAAATATTAATGCTATACCTGGTACTAACCAGTACGAATTCCAATATGATACGACAAATGGAAGATTATTCTTTGTAATTAAGAGTGGTACTCCTAACTGTAGTGGAAAGAAATCAAGAGTTATTTGCCATATACAGGTACAAAGAACCGAATCATTAATTGTATTCGAAACAGAAGCTGCCGATGCTAACGATGAGACTTATTTTGAAGGAAGTGAATCATTTGATATTATCAATGGTTATCATCAAGGTAACGTTACTAATCAGTCATCTGGAATTCCAGCTGTAGTTGATTTAAACTTTTTTGACTGCTTTTCGTTTGGTAATGGAGTTGAGAGTTATAAAATTGGAGACTCGTTAACTGGAGCTCCGTTTTATTTAGGAAGTAGGGTTACTGCTGTTTCTCAAGAAGAATTTAAAGAAGCACATAGATACGCTGGAATAACATACAGCGGAATATATAATGAAGAGACTAATGTAAATAAATTAAATGAATTTAATTTAGCGTTAGCAAACTTTAAGGACTGTGAGAAATCATTTGGTCCAATTAATATACTTCACGGAAGAAAAACAGACGTACTTACATTACAAGAGGATAAGATATCTTATGTATTAGCCGGTAAGAATTTACTTTCTGATGCAGCCGGAGGAGGAGCTATCACGTCTGTACCTGAGGTTCTTGGTACACAAATATCTAGAATTGAAGAGTTTGGTATTAGTAATGACGCTGCTAGTTTTGCTTCATGGGGAGAGGATATATACTTTACAGATACCAAAAGAACATCTGTTATTAATTTAAAGGGAGGCGCTTCTCAATCTGATAACTTAATTCCTATATCTAGACTAGGTATGAATGGATGGTTTAGAGATAACTTTAAAAATAAAATAAACTATCAAAAACTTGGTGGATATGATCCTTACTTAAAGGAGTATGTTTTATCTGTTAATGATGAAAAATTACCAGCACCTATTGAAACATTTGACTGTGGATTCACTGTATCTCAGGATGGATCTAATGAAGAGTTAAAGTTTAATTTAGAGTACGGTAAGATTATAGGTGAGGCTTCTTTTGATTATAACTTTGAAAGCGGATCAGCTCATATACTTGTACAGTATAATGGAGAAGTTGTTATAGATGATGAAATATCTGGATCTGGTTCTGTTTCATTTAATAAGGACATAATTAATCCTACATCCGCATTAGTTACTATAACTCCTTACTACGCTACATATAATATTTTATCAAACTGTGTTGAATCAGATCAGATAACTGTTATTAGAATTGTAGTTAACTCACCATCAAATGAAGGACAGACTACTCATAATAATTATAACTGGTCACTTAACGGATATAATAGTCCTACAAATATTGACTTTGTATTATTAGAGTCTGACGGAGTATCTCTTTATCAGTCAATTACTGGTCCAGTATCTGTGGGTGTTATACCTTCATTTGGCAGTACAATTAAAATGCAGTCTGATAAATACATTACGGATACGTTTGATTTTGATCCTGCATCTAATTCTCTTAAATATTTAGTATCTGATACTTTATATACAGAATCAGACATAAATACACTAAGACCTTTATTAAATACAGCTACACCTATAATAAATCCATCTAGTGGTAAATTTGAATCTTCATTTGTTTATAACAATCCAAGTAAGCTTCAGTACCTTTATTTAGTTTGGGATTTATTAAATGCTTACAGCGTTGGATTATGTTACAGCGATATAAGCGGAGAAGATGCTTGTATTACTTGTATACCAGTTAACTGTGAAGTATCAGAATGGTCTGAGTGGTCTGATTGTATTGACGGAGTTCAAACAAGAACTAGAACAGTTGTTGTTCCTGCTGAAAATGGAGGTACTGAATGTCCATCGTTAATAGATACAAGAATTTGCGGATATGATATAGATCTTTGTTACGACGATTTAAGCGCTCAGTTGGCTTGTAACTGCGGAGTACCAACTGTAAATTGCGAGGTTTCTGCATGGTCTGAATGGTCTGAATGTATCGATGGTACTCAGAGCAGAACTAGAACAATTGTAGTTCCACCTACAGGTGGTGGTAATTCATGCCCGCCTTTAACAGAGACAAGGGACTGTGTTCCTGTAGTTAACTGTCAAGTATCTGAGTGGTCAGAATGGTCTACGTGCGATGACGGATATCAGTCTAGAACTAGAACTGTTATAGTTCCGCCATCTGGTGGAGGTCAAGCTTGTCCTGAATTATCAGAAACACGTACTTGCTCAAGCATAAACATAACAAACGCATCATGTAACAATGAAAACGGTAGTACTGTCACAAAAAGATTTACTATAGCTATTGGTAATGCTCCTGCAACATACACAATTGAAACCGGAACAGTTGTTAATCCAGCTGGTCTAGAGTATACTATATCTTCTGCTCCTGGTAATTCATTTATACAGATTGTATTTATGCCTGCTGTTACTTACGGTAATGAATTCTCTATTGAATTATTATTGAAAAATTCAACAGGGGCTGTTGTAGGTACAAATGTTACACAAACTGTATACGGAAATTACGAAAGCTTTTTACCATCTTGTACCCCAGTAAACTGTGTAGTTTCTGAGTGGTCTGCTTGGTCAGATTGTGTTGATAATGTATCTACAAGAACACGTACTATTATTACTCAACCTAGCGGTGGAGGAGAAGCATGCCCTACTCTTACAGAGTCAAGGGATTGTGCAAACTGTGAAGTATCAGAATGGTCTGCTTGGTCTACATGTTCAGACGGACTTCAAACTAGAACAAGAACAATTGTGACTGAACCATACAACGGAGGTACTGCATGTCCTACATTATCTGAAACAAGGACATGTTCAGGAATAGATATAACAGATACGATATGTAATTCGGATGGAGGAAGTACTATTACTAAGAGATTTAGAATAGCATTAACTGACGCTCCTGCTACTTACACTATTGTGGCTGGCTCTGTAATTAATCCTGCGGGTCTTGAGTACTCTATAGTACCTACTCCTGGAGATGCTTACATACAGGTTGCATTTAAACCTGCACTTACTTATGGAAATGAGTTTTCTATTCAATTACTATTAAAGAATTCTACAGGTGTTACTGTAGGTATGAGTGGTACAGAGACGTTATATGGTAACTACCAAAGCTTCTTACCATCATGCTTCCCTGTTAACTGTGTAGTGTCTGAATGGTCTGAATGGTCTTCATGTGTTAATAACGTTTCTACAAGAACTAGAACTATTATTACTCCAGCTTCAGGCGGAGGAACACCTTGTCCAGTATTGACAGAATCAAGAGACTGTGCAAACTGTGAGGTTTCAGCTTGGTCAGATTGGTCAGCCTGTACTGATGGTTTAGAGACAAGAACAAGAACGGTAATTACACAACCATACAATGGAGGTACAGCGTGCCCTATATTATCAGAGACAAGAACTTGTTCAACCATAGCTTTAACAACTACAATATGTAATACTGATGGTGGTAGCACCATTACCAAAAGGTTTAGAATATCTATCGGTAACGCTCCTGCAACATATACTATTCAAGCTGGAACTGTAGTTAATCCTGCTGGATTAGAGTACTCAATAGTGCCTACTCCTGGTGATTCTTATTTACAAGTTATATTTAGACCTTCAGTTACTTACGGTAGCGAGTTCTCTATAGAATTATTATTGAAAAATTCTACTGGAATAACAGTTGGTACTAATGTTAGTCAAACAGTATATGGTAACTATCAGAGCTTCTTACCTTCTTGCTTTCCTGTAAACTGTGTGGTATCTGAATGGTCAGCATGGTCAGATTGTATTGGAGGAACTCAAAGTAGAACTAGAACAATTATTACTCAGCCTAGTGGAGGTGGAACTCCTTGTCCTCCTTTATCAGAGACAAGAGACTGCCCTGTAGATTGCGTTGTATCTGAATGGTCAGCGTGGTCAGATTGCGTTGGAGGAACTCAAAGTAGAACTCGTACAGTAATTACACCAGCTATTAATGGCGGAACTCCATGCCCAGTATTATCAGAGACAAGAGATTGTCCTGTAGACTGTGTTGTTTCAGAATGGTCGGCCTGGTCAGCATGTTCTGATGGTTTAGAGACTAGAACACGTACAGTAATTACTCCAGCTATTAACGGAGGTACTCCTTGTCCAGTATTGTCAGAAACTAGAACATGTTCAGGAATAACCCTAACAAGCACTATATGTAATACTGACGGTGGAAGTACTGTTACTAAAAGGTTTAGAATAGCATTAACTAATGCTCCTTCAACATATACTATTGTTGCTGGAACAGTAAACAACTACGCTGGACTAAACTACTCTATAGTAGCTACTCCTGGGGATTCTTACTTACAAGTAGAATTTAAACCTTCAATTACGTATGGTAATGAGTTTTCTATTCAGTTATTGTTGAAAAACTCTACCGGTACAATAGTAGGTGAAAGCAGTCTTCAGACTGTTTATGGAAATTATCAAAGTTTCTTACCTGGTTGTTATCCTGTTAACTGTCAAGTTTCAGCTTGGTCTGAATGGTCAGCTTGTGTTGATGGCATAGAGACAAGAACAAGAACTATCATAACTCATCCTTCAGGCGGAGGAGAGCCTTGCCCTCCTTTAACAGAAACTAGAGGATGTTATGTGCCACCAACAAGTTATCCTTTTACATTCTCTGTTAGTTCAAGTTATGATTTCTTTGAATCTTGTCTTTTCTATGATATGGGATTAACTTTATGGGGAGCAAGTGATAGCTTATCTTATATGATGAGTAACGGACTTGCTTTATATGAAGATCAAAACTTAACAATTCCTTTTGATGGACAAAATAAATTTAGAAGTACTGGTGATGGGTTTACTTGGTCGATAGATTCAAACGGAATAATTACAGGATTAGAAAATTGTTAAATAAATAATAAATAAATAAACAACCATGGCATTATATTATATAGATACACCTAGTTTTTCTACAGCAACAGCTGTATGGACTGACTCATTACTTACAATTAAAGCTCCTGATGGGTACTACTCTTTTGACTTTAACTTTAGACGTCAATTTAACGGTGTGCTACAAGCTATATCTTCTTGTACAGCACCACCACCACCTGATGTTCCAAGTATAGGTGTAACAAGTACTATATGTAATACTGATGGAGGAAGTACTGTTACAAAACGATTCAGAATATCTGTAGGAAATCCTCCTCTTAATTATACTATTGCTCAGGGGACTGTAACTAACTATGCTGGATTAGTATACTCTATAAATGATACTCCTGGAAACTCTTACTTAGAGGTTGTATTTAGACCTTCAGTTACTTATGGTAGTGAATTCTCTATTGAGTTGTTATTAGAGGATTCTACAGGAGCTACAGTAGCTACAAATGTTAACCAAACAGTTTACGGTAATTACCAAAGCTTCTTACCTTCTTGTTCATAAAATAAAAAATAATAAATGGCATATACATTATCATTTAGCGAAGACTCAAAAGGATGGACGTCATTCTTCTCTTTCATACCAGAGAAGATGATCGGCATGAACTCGTACTTCTACACATTTAAAAACGGTAACTTATATAGACATAACTCTAATAATACTAGAAACAATTTCTATGGAGTTCAGTACAATTCTAAATTAACAGGGGTATTTAATGTTGAGAACGGAATGGTAAAGAACTTCAAGACAGTGTCATTAAATAGTGACGACTCTTGGAGTTGTAATATTGTTACAGACTTAGATACTGGTTTTATAGACAAGTCGTACTTTACATTAAAGGAAGGAGACTACTTTGGTTATGTAAGAAGGTACGCATCAGATGACAACTTATCTATGAGATCTGCTCAGGGTATTGGTAACATATTAAGCGTTAACTCAACAAATCCATCTGCAGTTGTTATGACGTTTAGTTTTGGAATTGGAAGTATTATAAATGCAGGTGATACTGTATATAAAAATAATGCAGGTGCCCTTTTAAAGTTAGGAACTATTGTTTCTGTATCTACCAACTCTATTACGATAAACACGTCTATAACAGGAGGAAATATTCCTTCGGCATCTGACTATGTATTGTGCCTTAAAGATAGCACAGCGGAGTCGTATGGAGCTAGAGGATACTACATGCAGTTTGAGTTGGAGAATGATAAGACGTCAAGGGTTGAATTGTTTTCAGTAGGAAGTAGCATTTTTAAAAGTTACCCATAATTTCATTATCTTTGTAAAAAAAATGTTTTCCTGTAGAGTAGAGAATAAGCATGACTTTTACGATACATTATGTAAGTGGTGGACAGACTGGAAGTTTCCAGTAATGAACATTAATGCACTTCCAAATAACATATTTGTGGTCAGTAATGAAGGTGTAGATTTATATGCTGTTCCGGTTTACTTAAGTGATTCTGATGTGTGCTGGATGGGTTTTATAACAGGAAATAAAAATAGTACCAAGGCTTTACGTTCTGGATCCTTGGATTACTTAATGAAGTATACAGAACAATATTTAAAGCAGTCAGGACGTAGTTTTATTATGACTGTAAGTAAGACTCCTATACTAAAGAAAAGATTCGAAGATAACGGATACTTATTGTCAGGAGAAAATGTTAACGAATACATAAAAAATATATAGTTATGGGACAAGGAGCAGCGGGAGTTACTCAAGGACTATCAGGTATAGCATCAGCAGCAGGAGGACCTATTGGAATGGGTGTAGCTGCAGCAGCTAATATCGGAATGAGTTTAGTTGAAGCTAGTAAGCAAAAGGAATTACAAAGATCAGCTGATAGAGAAGTTGAAAAGGCAGCAGCAGAACAGGAACGATTATTAAGTCAGAACTTTTTTGAAGGCTTACAAGTTCCTATGCAAGCATACGATAGAGAGTTTAGAGAGACTACAGCTCAACAACAACAAGCCATGTCTGCACTTCAAGAGGGTGATCCTAGATTACTTTTAGGTGGTGTTGGAAAGGTTCAGGCTGTAGCGGCTGATCAAGAAGCCAAGACTAGAGAGGCGTTGAGTCAGGACTTATTTGATATAGGTAAATTACAGGCTCAAGAAGCTGGTCAAACTAATGAACAATTAGCAAAGGTAGAAGGAGAAAGATTAGCTGGAGCTCAAGAAGCATCAGCTGCCGCTCAAGCTGCAAGACTTCAAAGTCAACAGAAGGCGTTATCAGCTGGTGGTGACTTACTAAAAGGGCTTGGTGGTTTAATACCTGAATATTCTAAAAGTAAAGGGTCTACTACTGGTCCAATGACTGGTACAGGATCTGCTGTATTTAATAAGTTTTTACCTAATCAATCATCAAGTTTTTCATTGCCGTCAGCCCCAATGGCTCCTATGGGATTTGGTCAAAACCCGTTTGCTGGTGTAAGCATTCCGGGTTAAATAAATTAAAAATAAATTATGGCAGAGTACTTAGGATATGTAAATCCAGCTGAAACTAAAGCTAACCCAACACTGGACTGGTCTACAGTTATTAATGATGTTAGGGATACTTTAGCTAGTCAAGAGGCTACTAGAAAGGCTACTAGACAAAAAGCAAAGCAAGAAACTAACGACTTATATAATTCGTTAAATAAAATTTCCTCTGGTCAAAACCAGGGGTTAAATGGTTTTATAACAAATGCTAGCTACCAATCTAAGAACCTACTTGGAGAGGCGTATAAATTATACACGTCTGGAAAAATAAAAGGAAAGGAATATACTGAAATACAAAATAATATGAAGGCATCCTTTAATGACATCAATGATGTTGTTAAAACCATGCAGACTGATTATGAAAAGTATATGGACTTATTAAGTAAAGGACAGACCTCAATTATAGATGAGTATAATCAAAAGCAAAAGGGAGAGTTCTTAGACTTAAGCAACAAAGAGTTTTATGTTGATCCATTAACTGGTAGAGGTTATATTGGTAAGATTGTTGATGGTAAAATAGATCAGTCTAGCTTACAGCCACCAGCTTGGATAAAAAATAACGGATCTACATTTATTGGAAAAGTTGATATTCCTAAAGAAATAGCTCCTTATACTAAGGATCTTGGTAAGTTTCAAGAAATTATAAGTAAGCCACCTGCAGGAGGAATATGGACTATTGAAGACGCAAGCAAGCGTCCTGGTTTTGGAGATTGGCTAGAAAAAACAGCTACTATCATTGCTTCAAATCCTTACAAGATGACTACTATTTTAGGTCAGGTAGGTGATTATAATTTAGTAGATGATCCAAAGCAGGCTAGTAAAGATAAAATATTAATGCAAAAGGATTCTTCTACTGGAATGAATACTCCTATGCTTACTAAAGAACAAGAGGAAGCCGCTAAGAATGTTATTAAAGAAAATATACTTCAACAAGTAAACAGTACGCTTAAGCAAGAAGAAAACACATACAGAGCCCCTGTTAGAAGTGGAGGTTCTGGAGGATCTGGAACACCTTCAAACACAAGTCCTAAATCTATTCAGCATACAGTAGATGCAAAAGGAAATTTAATAGTTCCAATGTCAGGTGTTAATGTTAAAACAGGATCAATTACAGAAAATATATCTGACTGGGGTAAAATTGCTGATAATGGAAAATTATTTATAAGCTATAGTTACCCTGTAACTACAAAGGATGAGGATGGAAATTCTGTAAGAACTACTAAATCTGTACAAGTATACGAAGGTAGTAATGAATTCAACAGAAGATTAGGTCAGCTTGTAAATCCTTCTACTGGTAAAAAAGTAAAAAGTTTAAATGAGGCTAAACAATATGTTAACTCATTAGGAGGCGGAAATACTTCAAAAAATAACTCTGAGTATACAAACCTAACAGAAACAAATAAGGGTACTCTTGGTTTGAAAAATGGAAAATGGTACAATATTAAAACAGGTAAAATAGCACAATAATGGAAGAATTAAATAAAATAACCCCTCCACTACCTAGTGGGTACGAGCCTATTAAAAAACAAAATTCTTCTACACCTCCACTACCTAGTGGATACGAGCCTATATTAAAAAAAAAAGGATCTACTCAGCTTACTTCTCAAGAAAGTCTGTGGGGGTCAAACTCACAACCGAAAGATGCGTATACTTCATTGGCTATAGATCAACAGCTACCTCAACAGGGATCGGATGTTTCAAATGGAGAACAACCTAAGCCTATATTAAAAGGACTTCCAAGTGTAGAGTCGTTTAAAAAGAAATCTATACAACCTAAAAAAGAAGTAAAAGAAATAATCAAAGATGTTGTTCCTAAAGTTACAAAGGCTATATCTATAGAAAAAGGTAAAGAAGATTTTTCTGAAGCAACTCAAAAAGCTAGGAAAGAATCTAAGTCCTTAGTAGATAAAAAACAAATAGATCAAAAAATATCTCAAGTAAGTAATCTTCAGAATGAATATGCTAAGTCTTTAAAAGACATTGAATTAGCAAAAAAAACATTATCTGATGAGAAAGCAGAAATAGATTATCAATTATCTATTGGTAATAATGCTCCGGAATTTAAAGAAAGAGTTGCTCTTCATAACCAAAAGGTTCAAGAAAACCTAGATAAGTTTAACTTATTAAAGAATAAGTCTGAAGTTATTAATTACAACAAAAAAGTAATAGAGTCTGCATCTGGGAACTTACTTAGAAGCAAAGCAGAACAAGGTAACTGGTTCGGAGCTATTTATAATAAAATGCTACAGAGCGCTAGCTCTATGGCTTCTGGAGCTGTATCTAAAGTTACAGATTTAATTGCTGAAGTTGTTCCTTCTGAGTACTTAATAGGACCTAAAGAACTAAAAAAACTACAAGACAAGGGATTAAGTCAAAATCAAATAGATGACTACATAAAAAAGTCGGCTAAAAAAGACGTGTTGCCAGCTATAAGAAAGGGTAACGTTGAGTTGTTTGGAGATAAAGGAACTACAGAAGAGTACATAAAGAAAAAAGAATCTTCAGGATTAATTGAAGGAGGAGTACTAGGTCTTGCTGGTTCTGTACCTGCAATGTTAGGTGGTGTATATGGAAGAGCTACTAATTTTTTCCTTATGGGATCAGATGCTGTTGAACAAGAAATGGAATCTAATCCTGACTTTCAAAACATAAGCGAAAATGAAAAGCTAGCTGTTATAGTACCTATAGGTATTGCTAATGCTGTTCTAGAAGAGTTTGGTCTTCAAGGAGTTATGAAGAATAACTCGTTAGTAAATAACTTAGTTCATAAAACATTACTAAAGGTTGGTGCTGATGCAAGCGCTAGTACTTTTAAAAGGGCTATGAATAATGAAATAAAGAGCGGAATTGCAGCTGGTATATTTAAAGTTGGTTCTGGTTTTACATCTGAAGCTATAACTGGAGGATCTCAGCAGGCTGCTGAAATAGGTATTAAGGATATATATAATGTAGTTAAGGATAAGAAGATGTTTCAAACACCTGAAACATTATCTGATGCTGTGTCTCAAATATCTGATGCCGCTATAATGGAGGGTATTGGAGGTACTGTTATGTCTACACTTCCAGCTATTAATACTGCTATGCAGAATAATGAGTTAGGTAAAAAGTCTACTGATTTTGAATTTGAAATACTAGATAATATAAACGAGAATTCAGAAGAATTTAAAAAGTTATTTACTACTGACTTAAAAAATAAAATGATCGAAGGAAAGATTACTAAGGATGAGGCTGAGTCTCAACTTAAGTCCTTCGATAAGATGACTGCTACCTTTAATAGAATGCCTAAGGACATGTCTATAGAAGACAAGAAGAAGTCTTTTGATTTATTGGTTGAAAAGGATAAGCTTACTGATGAAATAAACGGAAAGGACGAGAGCTTATCTACTAAACAAAAGGAAAGAATATCTGAAATAAACAACGAACTATCTAACATATCTTTAGGTGTAAAGCCAAAAGAAGAAGTTAAAACAGAAGAGGTTGTTACAGAAAATAAACCTAAAGAAACAGCTACAGCACAAGCATACGTTGAGGAGCTTACTAAAACAAAGGAATCAGACCCTGAAACATACTGGTCTGTAAGTGAAGTGTCTGCTGAAGACGCTGCTAAAGGAACAATTATAGACACTACTGATGGATCTGCTTTGGTTAAACCTGACGGTGATATAGCTGGTTTATTTAAAAAACCAACATCTAATGCTAAGGGAGTTGCTCAGGACTTATTAAGCAAGGCAGTTGAGGCTGGAGGTACTAAGTTAGATAACTTTGATGGATACCTTACAAAACAATATGAGAAGGCTGGATTTAGAGTAGCTTCTAGAACTCCATTCAATGAGCAATACGCTCCAGAAGGATGGAATAAAGAAAAGCACGGTACTCCAGATGTTGTTGCTATGGTTTATGATCCTAACAACCAGATAGACATAGAAGAAAAAACATTTGAAGATTACGATCAAGCTATTGAATATAGAGATGGACTTGTTGATCAAGTAAAAACAGAAGTAAGCGATACTCAGCAATTAATTGATGAGAGTGAAAAGTCAAATGATTTACCTTTGTTAGTTGAAAAAGCAAAGACTGCTTTGTCTAAAGTACTACCTAATGTTCAAGTTATATTGCACAATACAGATGCAGAATATAAGGCAGCTGTTGGTGAGTCTTTAAGTAGCGGAACATATGTAGATGATGTTATTCATGTTAATCCTTCAAGAGCTAATGGTAGAACTGTAGCTCACGAGGTGTTTCATGCTGTACTTTTAAATAAAGTAAAGACTGATCCAGAAGCTCAAAGGATTACAGCTAAAATGATTACTTCTGTAGAAAAATCATTGCCTGACGATATGAAACTTAAGCTACAACAATTTGTAGAAGAAGGTTATAATAGTCAAGAAGAATTATGGGATGAAGAAAAATTAGCTGAACTTATTGGTTTCTTGGCTGACGGATATCCTTCTCTTTCTAAACCAACTCAAAATGTAATTAAACAGTGGATAGATCAGTTAGCTAAGTTGTTTGGTTTAAAAGAATTTACAGATGCTGATGTTGTTGACTTTATGAATACACTATCTGGTAAAGTTGCTAGTGGAGATGTTTTAACTGAGTCAGATATTAAAATATTACCTGGAGGAGAAAAGATATCTAATCCATTTGATTATTTTAAAAGAAAGCAGGTAGGTGCGTTTGACGTTCAATATACTGAACAAGAAAAACTAGATCAATTAATAAAGGATAAGTTAGTTACCAAACCTGAAAACTTAGATTTTTTATCTGGAAAAGAAACTTCTATTACATCTCCTGATGATATGCTTGCTGGTACCATAAGTATAGACGGAAAAGAAATATTTGAAGGTGGTGGTGGTGTTTTCTTTGTTACTAAGTACGGGGATGTTTGGGCTTCTGGTAATAAAGGAACTGCAAATACATTAGCTAGATCTATAAATAATTCTTATAAGAAGAATGGAGATAAGGGATATTTAGTTTTAGCTAAGGGTTCAGATTCTAAATTAATAAGCAGTGCTTCAGGAGTTAATTCAAGCTTAGCTGTTTTAGATTCAATGATTGATAAAGGACTTATAAGCCCTTCTGATTTTAGATCAGCAGTTTCTGAGTCTATCAAAAGGTTTGGAGGTAATATATCTTTAAATGGTAGTGCAAAGCAATTAAAAGAAGATGTTAATAATTACTTCTCTGATCCAAAATCTTCTACATTTGAAGTTAGAGGAAGCGTACTTGGAAGTATAATAAACTCATTGGCTAAGTCAAAAAATACAAAGCTAAATAAGGATAAGATAATTGAATTCCTTGGAGGAGATAAAAATAAAGGATTAGTAGCTTTAACAACTAAAGAAAATAAATCTAAAAACCAATCTTTATCTGACCTTATATCTGGAGTTGCTGCTGAGCAATTGACAAAGGGATTAAATGTAGGAGATGTTTACGCAGTTATAGAAGTTGATGGTGAGGTTATGGTTAAAGAGGATTCTCATCCTAGCTATCCATTCCATATTGTTCCTGTAGGAAAAAATAAACCTGTTCTTCACTTACCTAAGACTAGACAAAATGGTGCTGAATTACTAACTACTTCAACAGGTAAGCCTTATAAAGTAGGTCAGGTATCCATAATGTCAGGATCATTTAACGGTCCTGTTAGAAAACAAATTATAGGTGAGAAAGCTATTAAGGACAAGTTAGTTCAAGATAACTTAGATGTAGCCAAGAAGATGGAAGCTGAGAATAAATCAGCTAAAGACATATTTGTTGCTACTGGATGGGAAAAGGGAGCTGATAAGAAGTGGAAGTATGATTTGCAGGAAGGTGTTGTTGAGATTAAATCTAAAAAATCTGGCAAGGCATCTGATGTTTTAAATTACCCTGAACTTTTCAAGGCATACCCTAAAGCTAAGGACTTGGATATTGTGTTTATGAATAGCGACAAGTTCGAAGGTATGTACCTTCCTAGTAAGAACAGAATAATGATATCATCTGATCTATCTGACGCTGAGTCAACTAGTACTTTACTTCATGAGTTACAACACTTTGTACAGCACCAAGAAGGATTTGCTGTAGGTGGTCAAGCTAGGTTAATTAGAGATTTATATAACGAAAGAATTAAGTACGAAAAAAACTTTAGTGTTAAGAAGGTACTTAATAATATTAAGAATTCTTTATTTGGATCTAATAAAAACGAAGCTGACACTAAAAAAGAATTAGATAAGTTAGGTAAGTTAGTTAGTAAGGTTGATGAAGATCTTTATAGATCTATAGCTGGAGAGGTAGAAGCATTTAATGTAGAGAAGAGATCTACAATGACTGCCGAACAAAGAAGAGCTACTCCTATATCTGAAACCGCTGACGTACCAGTAGAGGAGCAATTAGTTGTTTCTGATTCTGATACAATGTTAAGAGATAGAAAACAATCCTCTCTTCCTATTGCTAGGCTTAAAAAAGAAGGAAAGACAGATAGACAAATATCAAAATTTTTACAGTCTAAAGGTCTTACTGTTGAGAAAGCTACAGAAGCAATCCTTAATTACAATAAGGAAAAAATGAAGATGCTTCAGAAGGAAGAAGGAATATTTACTAGAGACGGTAGGAACAAAGTAATTACTGCCTTAGATAGTTTTAAAAGAATGTTCCTATCTGCTAAAGCATTCTTAGGAAAGTCTGCATTTATAGCTAAAGAAAACATAGAGGCTGGAATTAAAGCTCAGTCTAAGATAGCTTCTTATTTAGTTAACGATCTAGATGTAGCTATTAAGAATTATGATGGAGATAAAGAGAAAGTAATATCAGACTTTGATAAATTTGTAAGAGGTGAAGAGGTAGAACTTCCTGATAATTTCTTAGAAATAGGAAATGCAATGAGGGATCATATTGATAAGCTATCTTATGAACTTATAAACTCTGGAATTGTAGATGAGTATCAGGCTGAAAATATTCGTAAGAATATAGGAACATACTTAACTAGATCTTATGAGGTATTTGATAAGAAGAACTGGGCAGAGAAGGTAGATCAAGAGGTTCTACAGGCTGCTAAGAATTTCCTAAAAAAGCAATTACTTAGTGAAGCTACTAAAGAAGCTAAGAGAAATGGTCTAGATGTTAAGTCTGTTTTAGAAAATAAAGTTGATTTAGCTATTAATGATTTAATAGATAGAGAAGGAGCTCAATCATTTATATCTTCTGGTAAAACAGGATCTAAGGATGTATCTATACTAAAACAGAAGACAGATATTCCTTTTGAAATTAGAGCTTTGATGGGTGAGTACACTGATCCTGCTCAGAATTATTCTAGAACAATATTTAAGATAGCTTCATTAATAAATAACGCTAAGTTTTTAAATACTGTAAGGGATAATGGTATAGGAGTTTATTTGTTTGAAAAGAACGATATAAATAGACCTAAAGAATTTGATACTTTAATAGCAGCTGAGGGAAGTGAAACCATGAATCCATTAAACGGATTATATACCACTAAGGAAATAGCTGGATCATTAAAGGAGTCTGCTGGAATATTAAATAGTATTGAAGTAGCACTTCCATTCGAAGTATCTAGTACAGTTAAGAGTACATACGAATACTATATGAAGCTTTTGAGTACTGTTAAGTGGCTTAAAACTGTTGGATCTGTAGGTACTCACTTTAAAAACGTTTCTGGTAACATTACATTTATGTTGGCTAATGGATACTTTAAACCTGATGAGTATAGAAAATCAGCTCAGGTTATACACAATGACTTTTTTAATAAGACCGACAAGGAATTAAGAGAAAAGATGCAAGAGTATGTTGATGCTGGTATTGTTGATCAGAGTGCTGTACTTGGAGAGTTAAGATCAATGTTTAAGGATGCTGATTTTGATAAGACTTTTGAAAGAAGAATGAACAGTGAAGAATTAAACCCTTCTAAAAAATTCATTGATAAAGTAAAAAGATTAGGAAAGAAAGGTGCATCGTTAGCTGAAAATGCTTACCAGGCAGAGGATGATTACTTCAAGGTAATCTCTTATGAAACTGAAAAGGGTAGATACGCTAAGGCTATGTACGGAAAGGAATACTCTAAGCTAACAGAGAACCAGCAGGACGACGTAAGAAAGTATGTTACAGAGATAACAAAGAACGTACTTCCTAACTATGGACGTGTACCTGGAGCTGTTAAATTAGTCAAAGCCTTCCCTGTTGTAGGAACATTTATTTCGTTCCAGACAGAGGCTCTTAGAACAGCGTACAACATTGTTAACTTATCGGTTACTGAATTGAAGTCAAGCAATCCTGATATTAAAAAAATAGGTGCGTTAAGAATGGCTGGTATTATATCTTCTCAGGCAGTTAAGTATGCTATGATGTATTTAATAGGTGGAGCTGTGCTTGGAGATGATGATGATGAGAAAAAGGAAAAGGCTAAACGATTTGTTGCTCCTTGGTCTAAGAACTCTAACATCTTAATTAAGAACGAAGGAGATGGTAAGTTTAGTTATATTGACTTTAGCGCTTCTGATCCGTTTGGAGGAATAGTTAAACCTATTAACGCTATGATGGCAGGAGAAGATATGTTAGATGGTTTTATAGAAGGTGTTAAGGAGTTAGTATCTCCGTTTACAAATCCAGACATACTTAAGTCTATGTTTACTGAAATATCAGAAAACAAGGATGCTTACGGAAATCCATTATACAATCCGTCTGATAGTTTTGAAAAGAAATCAGAGGCTATACTTTCTAGAGTTTACAAAACTTTTGAGCCTGGTACAGTTTCCTCTGTTAGAAAAATAGCAGAATCTGATGGAGCTTTAAATGAGATGGCTGGTCAGTTTACTGGATATAAAGCTAAGGATCTTGACTTACAAAAAGAGTTCTCTTTTAAAATTTCAGACATGAAAAAAAATGAGATTGAAGTTAGAAATATATACAACAAGGCTTATAATAAATTTGAAAGAAAAGAAATTTCTAAAGAAGAATTACAAGAGGCTTATAATCAATCTAATAAAGAGTCTAAAAAACTATATGAAGAATTTAAAAAAGATTACGATGCCGCTATATACTTTGGGACAGATGCAAAAATTCTTAAAAAGCAAATGAAAAGAGCTCATGTGTCTAAAGCTATAATTAGATCTATCCTTACTGGAAAGTTCAAGGATATGGAGAAAAAAAAGATGAAATAATTTATTTTAAATTTAAAGAAAGAACCCGCTAATTAGCGGGTTTATCTTTTACAAACATTCCGTCCTTCATGACTCCAGTTCTTTTGCTGATAACATTGTATGCCGACTGTAAGCAGTTAAGCAAGTCAACGTTTTGCATTTTTGCCTGAATGATGAGTGTGACAAGTATATCTCCTAACGCATCGATTGTCTCGTCTCGGTTCTCCTTGTCAATTGCATCCATTAGTTCGTTACATTCTTCTAATGTCTTTAGCGCCTGGGTTGTTGGAGTAGCTTTAGATAGTATACCCTTGTCTTCTGCCCACTCTTCAATCTTTGTCTCTAATGTTCTATATCTGTTTTCCATTTCTTCTTAGGTGGCTGGCTGTCCAGTTCTTTTTTTTAATTATTTTTTTTAGTGAATCCTTATCGTTGGTTTGAATTAACATAAGGTAAAGCGCGTCCCTTGTACACGTTGCATAGTGCACGTTGAATGTGTTAAGATCTAGCAGAACTACCCTGTCCTCAAGGTAGTCTACTATAAATCTTCTTCTCAATTTTTTATTAAGGCCAGCCCTCATACTAGAACACGTGTACTATACGAGCAATCTGCCCGTGAGTTTTAGAATGCAAGAATCCTTCAATAGCCTTAGGAGCATGCTGGTAACCATTACGCGAATGCCATCCATCTGCACTACTAGGACTTCTCATACTCTCTACTGTAACCCCTATAAAGTCCTTGGACGTCTTATGATGGACGTGATGAGTATAAACATATCTATGCTTAGTGCTACTCCACTCTGGACTTTCTTGAGCCATAAGTAGTGGCAGGTCTTGAGTCTTAGCTCCGTCACCATGACTTGTACCAATCAAGTTGTCGTAGTACCTGAAGTACTTTCTATGCTTGATGTCACAGTCAAATGTAATATTCTTACAGTCCTTGAAGTATGTCTCAATAACATTAGCTAAAAAGAATCCATGGGTAAAGTCGTGGTTTGATGGATTAAAAACAAAGTGTACATCAGCTACTTGTATTAGTCTAGATAGTACGTCAATGTAAAGTTCCTTAGCTATTAAGAAGTTACTGTACCACATACCGTCAGTATCCTGAGGAGTACCAGATGTAGTTGTTCTCTTAGGCGTGTCGATATGTAGAATATCATTACCTCCTATGAATAGCACCTTATCAATATTGAATCCCTTAGTCTTCTCAATAATTCCGTCTACACCTTCCTTAACTCTTTTAACAGCGATCTGATTGTTGTAGTCCTCTCCAGTCTCAAAGCTCATAGATAGTTTACCTATGTGACAATCAGCTGGATCAACTACCAATAAATAAGTTTCGTTATCTACTGGACGCTGTCTTACTATTGTAGATGGCTTGTTTGGAAGTTCTGATAAGTCCTTAAGCAAATCATCAAAGAACTTACTGATATCATCGTTCTTTAGAACGTTACTAGCAATGTTATAGTAAGGAGTTCCTGTATGGGTAACTAGCTTATACGTTCTTGCCTGTTCAAATGGTATACCGTAGTACACGCAGTACTCCTCAATATTCATTATAGTTCCGTCAGGTTTCATTGCTGATAGCTGAACCTCGTTCTTGTACTGATTTGTTTCAGACCTATTCACTATATCGTGAAATGTTCTTCTTACTCCATCAGTAAACTCAATGCCAAACGATGCGCATGCCCTTTTGACAGCTTTGGTAATTGACATTCCGTTAGTGACAAGATCATTTACCATGACCTCCATTTCACTAGGATACTTGTTCTTTGCCATACTTTTGTTTTAAGATGTTTTTATAAACTTTATTTACTCTCTCAGAGTTATGACCCATCTTATAATAGTAGTTCATCACTCTTTGTATTCTCTGTAGTGGACTTTGTTTCATAACTTAAAGGCTTTAATTGTATTTTCAAATGGGTTTCCTTCAATATTTTTTACGAGATCTAACATCTTTCTCGCAATATCTCTAACTTCTACCTGAGCGTGCTCAGAGTTTCTTAATCCTTGAAAGTGAGCAAAGCTTCTCCAATTGAATGAAATGTCTAGTGTAATTTGAGAGTTCATTGTCTTAAAGAAACGTGCTGACTCTTTAGCTCTTTTTCTACCTAGAATAGGCGTGAGTTCTTCTAAACACTTATGGTATAATTGGCAAGATGCGTTGGTAAATTCTTCTAATACTCTAAACCAATCTTCTTGTGAATTTATAAGCTCCCAGTCTTTAGGAAAGTAAGACTTATCTTCCTTCAGTTCCTTATACCTAGCACTCTCTCCATTAATAGAAACACCTATGCGATGTTTAAGCAAATGAATATGAGTAGCTTGGTCTACAGTAACTAAGAAATGTAATTGACTTTTCTCAAAAGGTGTATGATGACCCTCTGATGCCAACATATTTAATAGACTTGGTATTCTTTGAACCTTAGATTCATCTATATCTCTTGATGTTGAAGTCCAAGCAGATAATGCGTGAACCTTATCGTCTCCGTACCAACCTAGTAACTCTACACTATTTTCCATTAAATTCCTTTCTTAATCTTTCTAAGTAAAGTATCCCATCCATTAACTCTTGTTGTAAGTGCTCAGCCCATCCATCAAAGTTAATGTCTGACCTATCCAATGTAGTACCGTACTTTTTAATACCTACATCTGATCTATTCTTAAACTTCTTAACAACAGACTCTACAATAGAATCAACCTTTGCAGTTTCAAATATAACAGGAATGTTCTGTAGGTAAATTCCATTACCACCTAAGTTAATATCTTTTCTTCTGTCCCTCTTAAAATGATTCTTAAAGTCTTCGTCCCTAAACATTTGATGATCCTTATAAAGAATAGATATAAGCTCTCCGTCATTAATGGACTCGTATATCTGACCCTTCTTATAAGCTAAGTCACCATCTTCCATTATATAATCTTTAGTACACAAGTACTTCTGTCCTTTTTTAATTGTTTTCATGTTCGATATAAGTTAAAATTTTTCTTAATTCATTAATTGCATCTAATACCTCTTGCTTCTCTCCATCATACATTCCTTCGTACAAAGCATCAGTCTGATCGTTTATGTCATTGATAATCTGTTGAATATTTTTCATAATAGTTTTTTTGTTTGTAAAATTAACACATCACATATGATTAATGTGAATAACTTATTAACATTTATTAGCAATATTCTAACAATGTGTGTATTTTTTCATAAAAGAAGTCAACCCTATCGTCCGGAACTCTATTTATCAACCTATAAAGCTTAGATAACCTCGCGTTCTTATTTGATAAGTTCATATACTCCTTTTCATCTTCTGATATTAAGTTAAGTCCTAGCAGTATCTTTAAGTACTTCTGTCTTTTAACATTATCAGATTCAATGTGGTACCTAAAATTATATACCGATCCAAGTACTGTGGCATGAGTCTTATCAACAGTTGAAGCTATCTCTTCATAAGTCATGCTGTAAAAATCATAAAGTATCTTATAGTATATTGACCTTGCATCTATGTACTCCATCTTTCTGCTCTTTGAATTTAAGTCTAGGTTAAACTCAAACATCACGTACTTTTTTACTTTTGCTGATATGTCCTTAATCTCTTGTTCTGTTAATTTATTTTTCATGGGTATATCTTTCCTTTAGTGTCATGTAGGCAGAACGCCTCAAAACCTTGTTTAATTAATTCATCTATCCTAAATTTCTGTAGTGGCTTTAGTGTGTCGCCGCCTTCCTTGCACTCTATAAATATAGTCTTGCCTTCTTTGAAGCAGAACAGGTCGGGGTATCCGCTAACGCTTAGCTTTATCGTGTTGATCACTATCCACCCCTCGCTCTCGTACTTCTTCTTTACTTTCGCTTGATGCTTGCTTGCCATATCCTTTGCATTTGTGACAGTATAGGCTGTCTGTTAGTTGATTACTTATAACTACTCTACAGTTATTACAAAGCGTCGAGTCTGTATTGAAGTTGTGTATTGGTTTCATCTCTAGATTTAAATGTTACTGGATATTTTGATAAATAAGATTCTGCATCCCTCATTCCTATAAACTTTATATACTTTCCATTAGTATCTAAAGCCTTTATCATGCTTATTACAATTTTAGGATTATCGTCTATTAATTCAATAGAGTACTTTACTATCTCAAAACTTCCTACTTGTCTTCCGTTTATTATCATAATGTTTTTTTTAAGGTTATACCCTTATTATTGTTAGAGTATCTTAAGGTTATAGCCTGACTATTTCTTTTTAAGTTCTTTCAAGATTTGTGCTAATAAGTATATCGCTATACATATATTAAAGGATATTCCAATTAGTATTGCTGTCATAATGTTTTTTTAAAGTGAGACAATGTAAAGTTCTTTTTATTCAGTACCTGCTTGTACACGTGCGATTCTATTCCGCCCTGAGCAAATATCCAGTAGACCTTATTAAACTTTCTGTCCATAGTAGTCATTCTGTCACGTGCCTGCCAGTAGCTTGTAGCGGAGAAGTCAATGTTATAGAATACTAAGTAGTCAGCGTTTCTAAGGCTAATACCCTCACGCCCTGATACTATCTGTAATGCTATAGACTTGTCAGTACTATTAAACTCGTCAACGTCAGTTGTCAAATTATCCTTGAATACTTCCTTAAGAGCGTCTAGTTCTGCCTTGAATTTATAGAATATACCTATCTTATTTCCATAGAATCTATGCTTAATGAACCCTGCCTTAGACGGGTCAAATACCATGGAGTTACCAGACTCAAACTTAACTGTACCTGAGTACATTTGGTGTAGCTTCTGCTGTAATTTAACGGGTGTATCAGCTAAAATAACCTCTTCCTTACCTTCGACTACTAAATCCTTTTTTAGCTTACTACACATGCTGTATGTAAGCGGACTCATCAGTACATAAAGTATCTCCTCCTCGATTTCAGAACTAAAACCTGCCTGCTCCTGCGTAAATGTGATTACGTAGTCTTTTATCACACTCATCACTTTTTCTCTGTCCGCATCGGAGTAGTCGTTAACCTCATGCGATCCTAGGTACTTCTTCTTAATCTTTACGAAGTCGTTAGCCCACTTATAGAAGTTAGTGTACTTTCTAAACGGTGACGCATTGGAAACCCAGAACTGATGATACAATTGGCTATAACTCTCAGGGCTCATGGTACCACTTAGAAATATCATCGGTAGACTAGCGAACATCTTCTTAAATGTCTTAGCTCCAACGCCTGGCTTAGGGAACGATCCGAACCTGTGGCTCTCGTCGTGCACTACAAGATCGTAGTCGCCATTAAGCTTGTGCATGGACTCGTCATTCATTACCTCTATTGAGAAGTACTGCGCGTAGTTGAAGTCGTTGTAATCTCCAACGATAGAACTGATAGCCTTCTTCTTAGTAAGGAACAGCACCTTGTTAGCTCCGAATAGCCTAGCGGTTTCAAGTGCCATTAGTGTCTTACCGCAACGAACCTCTGCTGCTAAATAAACAATTTTGTTTACTTTTAAAATCTTCACAGCCTTGTTGGCTATGTCTACCTGATAATCTCTAAGCTTTTTTTCCATAAACTTCTCTGTACTTGTAAGCTAAATTATTGTTACAAAATTCAATCTCTTCAGGCGTTAACGTCTTATAAAATATAGTGCGTCCTCCCGTAAACTTCTTAGCCTTGATGCATGATTTTTCATTTAAAAAGTTCCTAAACGACTTCTTGCATTCCCTTAAGTAGAAAGGGAACAACGGTAGTCCGTCGTACCTCTGATCTACTGACTTGATATTCCCAAACTGCCATGATAATGTGTCTACATGAATCTCATCCTTGATTGATACCTTGTCTATCTTAAGTAGCTCCTGGAACTTAGCCTTAATCTCTACGGATGACTTGTTTAGTACAAATGCAACCTCTCTATAATTTAGTGTCATATATCTTTGGTAGTTTAACTCTTAATAATTTATTCCAATTATGTTTTAATTTATTCCGATTATGTTTTAATTTATTAGAACTTTTAATTCCTTCAATAATATTGACAATTATTATTAAACCTAAACAAAATATATTAAACATAGGTATTAAATATGCCCACCATACGTCTAACACATCTCCTATTGTATTTGTTTTTTCGTCAAGTAATATTGCGTATAACAATACAACCACCATTGGCAGTATATATCCATATAAAAATAATATCATCATAATAATTCATTTAAAAATAATACTCTGTTCTCTCTAGCCTTGTCGATGTTGTCTACCACGTGATTGATAACGTGTGACAGCAGTAACAGGTCCGGCTCATCAAACTCTGCTATCTGACTTATCAGTCGGTGCCTAGAGTTCATTAGATTAGTTACCATCTGCGGGTCGTTCTTGTACATTGTGTTGTAGTTATTAACGACGTCCCTTTCAATATCGTTCTTGAGTAGGTTGGCCAGGTTCTTTGTTTTGCCCTTCAACCTCATCTCGTCCATTAACTCCAGCGCCAGCTGTAGTGTTAATGATAATTCAATTCCTGTTTTCATCTTTATACTGAATTAAAAATCCTATGAATACTAGTATGTTCATTCCAAACGAGGCAATGATCTCGTGTATGTCCTGATATACGTTAATAGTTAAGTGCACGTGACCTACTACCCAGAACGGTATGGCTAGGTTACTTGCTACCCATACTATGGTGTACTTAATCAGTTTCATCTTTAAATTGATTAAAAAATCTTTCGATACTTTCTAGTTCAAGGTCATGCATTTTATTTAACTGATCAATCCTTGACTGCTTAGCCTCTTCTACTGAGTTGAAGATGTACTGACAAGTTAAGCTTAGCGACGTCTCTTCATTACCTTCAAAGTCACGTAGTAATCCTTTAGGTATTTGTATTTTGTAGTATATATTAGGATTCAAGTCGTCTTCTAGTTCAATACCTCTTATTAAACCTCTGAATATTTTATCCTTTCCATATCCAACAAATACATTGTCTCCAATGCTAAACTTTTTCTGGTTTCTCAGTGTGCCTAAGTATACCTCATAATCCCTACTAAACCTTGCCTGGTATATGTTATCTATTGTCATAATTGTTTTTTAAAAATTTCTAATAGTTCTTTTGTGGTAAACTTTTCATTATCATCCCAATCCATTGAAGCCGACCAATTACTATTTCCTTTTCCGTTTTTAAAATAATTGTCATCGCACCATTCCGCAAACTCAATAGCGTAATCGTCTGCTATTTTTTCAACGTTAGAAGCAGCTCTTTTTATTTTATTATATTCGCCATCTAACCCAAATGTTAATTGATAGTTAATTGCCTGTTCAAATATTTCTTTTAGTGTCATCTATGTCTTTCTTTTAAGTATTTGTAAACCTCTGGTATCTTCTCAGTAGCTTTTTCTACCGTCTTATATCTCATAGAACCTAACACCTCAGAGCTAGTATATTCAATACCATTCTCCATTCGCCAGTCCTTACCATGCGAGGATATTCCGCCTCGTCTTATAGCGATGCAGAACTGACTATCAATTGGCTTAATGTAAACCTGATAGTCATTATCTACACACCACTTAGCATCAGAATAGGAGTTGTGGTTCATCCTTCTTAGGCTCTGGTTTAGCTATAAATTTTATCCAACGTCCGTTCATATCACGACCCTCTATTGGCTGTATGCCTGACACGAATACACCGTAAGAGTTAAGCCACTTATAGAATGTATTCCTTGAGATAGTCATCTTAGCCTTCGGCGCAAAGTCAGGGTTGTCCTGAATAAAGTCAACGTATAGGTCCTGCTTATAAATAACTACGTCAGTCTTTAACTTGTCACTGTGCGCGTTACCATCAATGAATCCACACCAATCAATAAACTCATGGCACGTCTCAGCTGATAACTTTCTGATCTTCAAGTTAACGAATGAACTCTTAACAAGCCCAGTACTTAAATACAACTGTAGGTTAGTGATCATGTAGTTATCAAACCTGCACCACTCGTCCTGGTCCCACTCGCTAAACAGTAACCTACCGAACTCTACTTGTGGCGTAAACTCCTTGGTATAGAACTGCTTAAACTCTAGCTCCCACTTACGTCTCTCGAATGAGTTACCCTTACCCTTGATGGCGTAGTTGGTTGTGATAATAATCTTTGGTGACTTGTCGAACGGTATCTTAATCGCATCCTTGTTCTTCTTCTCAATTGTTATACCCTCTGTAATAACAGAGAACAGTCTCTCAAAGTCAAAGTGCTTCTTGACGTCATCAAATGATAGCACCTGAGTATCAACTGACATGGTCTGGTATGGGAATGAACTATCAAAGTTGAATCTCTTACCGTCAATGTATGCAGTGTTCTTCATCTTAGACACGGCATTTACAAATATACCCTTACCAGTACCGCCCTCAGGATTGTCCGTGATAACCTCGTCATTCAAGATAACTGCTGGACAGTACGAAAAGTTCTTGTAACCGTGTAATAAGAACCCAATAGTACTCTCCATTGATCTGATCCTATTCTCATCACCACCTGAAATGTTAGATATAAATACCTTATAATCACAGTCAGTTACCTCACAGATATCAAAGTCCCTATCGATCACCTGGTCACTCCACACATAACCTCCAAGGTCTAGGTAGTCAATTACGTTTACCTTGTCCTTAGTTATATTAACAGCGCAGTTCTTGTAGTATAGGTACGCGTTGTCCTTGTCGTCCTCCATGAATGATACATCAACCGATGAAAGTAGTGACAAGAAGTCATCCTTAAAGAAGCGTGTCTTATCAGCGAAATAATTGTAGATAGACAAATCATCCAACCCTTCGAGATATGTCAACACAAAGTCCTTAATCTCGTCGTCAGACGTGTGGTTGATTAGGTTATTGGTTACACGTACAAAGATTGAACTCTTACTACCAGTAGGAGTAAACTTATAGAACCCGTTGTCCTCTAGGAACTCCTTGAACAAGTAGTGAACGATACTGATCGCTCCCTTGTCCGACTTAGTCCAGAACTTCTTGGCTGACTCGTCCTGATCAATCGTGCTGATCACGGTGTCAATTGTGTTCTCGTCTAGTGCAGTAGTCATAAGCTCAGACTTGATGTCCTTCTTAGATACTCCTCGCTTAATCTTCTGTCTTACCTGGGCCAGCTTATCGTCGTCCTCGTAGAACTTTGTCCCGTGCTTACTTGTATTTCTGTATGCAGAGTTAATGGCTGTATTGATCTCAGACATTGGAAAGTCCTTTGACTGAAACTGACTCATAACATATTCAGACAGTGACTTAGATATACCGTACTCATTAAACGCTGAGGCTAGTATGAACACGTTGTTGTTACGCTCTCCGTCTACTAGTCCGTACCTCTTTGTCCACCACTTCATAAGGATCTCAACGATCTTGTTCTCGTTGGTGATTGGTATGGTTGGTTGTGACGTTACCTTGTCCTTCTCAACGTACTCATGCTCGGCTACCTCTGTCCACACGTCGGAGTCCTCGTTAACGTATATCGCCGGATCGTACGACTCGTAGCATACACGTGATATGTTCTTACAGGCCTTATCGAACTGAGGCGAGTCGAAGTGCTTCTCTAGTGCGTTAAAGTAGTTCTTGTGATTTTCTGGATCCTTAGGTATCTTAACCAATACCTTAAGTCCATCACCTGATGGTGATATAAATACAGAGTAGACATAGTTATCAGTAGATAGTATGTCCTTTTCGGTCTTCATTTCCTTAGTCGTAGCATACCCATCAAAGTCAAGACATATGAAACCACTGTGCTCAACAAGTGCAGTGTCTAGTCTTTTATTAAAGGTACCCGAGAAGCATATCGCTGGTAGTGACTGCTTCATAATATTTCTAAGAGACTTGTCCTTTTCCTTTCGTATTTTCTCTACTATTTCTTTTGAGTTACCGTCTCTGGTGCGCTCTAGTATCTTTTCGATTGGTCTAAAAAATGGCGTCTCGGTTTGTTTTATATTAGCAAATATTGTTACCATTGATTATAATTTAAATTAAAAAGGCCCCGAACACTCGAGGCCTGATGAGTGTGATACGTCTAATTAAGGGATGTCGTTAACCGCGTCCTTCTTAATGTTCCATCCTTGGATAGAGTTAAAGTACTTAACCTCACCCGTGTTAGGGTTAGTGTACTCTCTACCTCTCAAGTTAATACCTACAGTAACCTCGTCTCCTACAGCGTACTTGTCCAAGATAGAACACTTGTCCTGGTTGAACTCAATACTGATGTGTTGTGGGTACTGCTCGTCTGTAGATACTACTACTTCTCTTTTAGAGAACTTATCAGATACTTGTTGTGTTGATCCGATGAATTTGATTTTTCCTTTTACTTCGCTCATGTTTATTTAATTTAATTGTTTATAATTCTTCTTCAATAATGTAACTGTTAATATCTGCCCATGCGTCCTTGCCAAAGAACTTGTTGTACTGATCCACTGCTGAGATAACCTTAACGCGTCCAGACTCTAAGAAGTCATCGCTACAGCTATACTCTCCTAGCATGCCAGTAGTCTTGTCTATAACATAGAACACCATAGGCTTACCAAAGAACTCTTGGTATAGGTAGGCCTGACTATCGTAGTTGTACTTCTTCGCATTGTACCTGAAGTCATTGATACTTGATGTGGTCTTGATATCAATGATCATGTCTGTGCCTACGATGTCAGCCTTACCCTTCCACATTACTCCGTATACTTCCTTAACGTTTGGCACCTCGAATTGGTTACCCTGCGCGTAGATGTTATCGTAGAAATGTAGATTACCCTTCATGATGTTTACTATATTATTAAGGTCGTCCACCTCAGATCTAAGCAGTAGCATGGAAGCGCCTGACTCCTTAACTGCATCCTTGTAGATGTTTGTGTTGCGACTTGACGCGTCAACTATCTGAAAGTCAGGTAGTTTGTTTGGCTCAAGCATTGCAGTGTGGAAGTATGACCCCTCTATTAAAGCCTTAGTCGTCTCTGACTTCTTCTTAAAGTTCTTCGGATTATATAGTAAGTCACCAATGTCCGAATTCGATAGGAATTGTTTACCATAATCTCCGTAATAGTCCGCATCGTTCTGTAGTTTTTCAATAATATTAGTCGACATAATTTCCTAATTCTTTTTTAGTAGCAGTAGAGATTGTGTACTTAGACTGCAAGTTGTTAATAATACTAGCCAATCCTAGTTGCTTGTTAGCCTTCACGTACTCTATCACTCCAGCCCAGTTAGGTGAGTCAGGTGTTAGCTCTGTCTTACCAGTCACTGGTGTTGATCCTTCACCAACCGCAATGATCCTATTGATCGCTAGTCCCTGAGCCTCTCCGATACGTCCCTTGTTAGGCTTAACACTCAACTCAATTGTAATGTTCTTCCATGCATCAACATTACCAGACTTAACCGCGTTGTGTAGCATCTTACAGTTTCCTGAGTTAAGGATCATTGGCTTGGTTGGTCTACCTGATGGTAGCTTAGCCTCTTTAAAGTAGGCAACGTTCTTTAGTTCCTGCTTGGTTAGTTGTACCATCTTCTGCTCAACCCTATCGATGGTGAGCTGTACTGCTCCGTCAAGTTCATATGAACTCATGAACGGGCTATCGAATGCGTCTTTCCAGTTTGTCATTTTATTTTAGATATTATTTGTTTCACTTCCTCTATCCTAGCGATGCAGTCCTTGACGTCCTCGCAGTTTTCTGTCTTTAAGTCCAGGTACTTTCTTAGTGCCTGCTCTACTGTTAGGTAGTACCACTTGTCAGTGTATATAAAGTCTACCATCTTACCGTCCTTCTCGCGTTGTCTAGGCGTTGCGAAGTTTAGCGTTGTACCTGAGCCATCGCTTACAATTGAATACTCTTCGTCTATTTTCATATTATTTAAGTTTTAAAATTTCAGTATACTTATTCATGATATAGGTTCTGTGCGACTTCATGGAGTGGTAGTGCTTCTGATTGTTACGGTTCGTTAGTTCCGTTCTAATCTTGTTCTGTATTCCATTAAGCGAGCAGTTGTAGTTGAAGATGCATAGGTTGTATACTCCCATTCTGAATCCATGATCAAAGAATACCTGGTACTGATCTTCTGAAATCTCAGTGTAGCTATCTCCTGGAATCTTGGTATTGTATATCGCAATATCACCCTCTCTATTCTCTATCTTTATACCCTTGTAGATATATGATACGGATACTGGAGTCACTAGCCTTGTAGCTAGCGCGTCCAACTTTGCCTGATTAAAAATTTCTTCTTTCATGGGGCAAATATATTACTTATTGAATTCTTCTACAAGTTTTTCGGTTATTTTTTTTAATTTATTTATGCAGTACGTGTTGTCACTTACTGATAGTACCGATATTACTAGTTCTAAGTCATTCAATACTTCTCGTTGTTGCGCTGTCATCAGAATAGTCTTTTTAGTTGTTGCTTGTCCATGGATAGGATAGTTGTAAGCGCGTTGTCCATGTCATCGTTGGTGCTTAAAATTTTGAAAAGAACATGTACTTTTCTGTCTGTCAGGCGTTTACCTTGTGAGAAACTCTTCACTCTCATCAAAGTCTCCTGGAATTGATTATGCTCGTCTGGGGTAGTCAAGGCCTCGCCATGATCATTTACCCATTTACCGTTAATTACTTTCATCGTATATTGTTAGTTTAGAATCTATAGGTAGCTCGTACCATAGATCGATTAGTTCTTGATTAATTTCTTCTACCCCGTATAGTTTACAAAGTTCTTGTCGTCCCAGTGTCTTGTACCAAGTGTCTAGCTTGTTCTGTACTGCCTCTTTATATGTTGCCATTTTGTATTTCGTATTTAATTAGTGCAAAAATTATGTTCTGTCTTGTTAGTCTCTTGGCGTCTTCCCAATTTAGATTGTTATCCTTCATCTCGTACTTGGCCAGTTGCCCAAATTTTTTATTGTACTCGCGCTCTCTATCGATGTGCTTCTGTATGTTTACTTTTCTTCTCATCTATTAAATTATTAATGTAGTTATAAATTTCTATTTCACGCTCTGTGCTGACTATCATTGTCGATACCGTATCGGAATCTATTATCCCGTTGCCGTTAAAGAAGTCGTCGTATAGACTCCTTAGTTCTCTGTTAAGACACTCTAGTTTAGAGGATATCTTTATACTGGCCTCATGTTGCATAGTAGTGATATTACTATTACTGTTTCTATTATTGAAAATAGTACTATTACTATTCCGAAAGGATCGTCCTTTGTATTTCGTATACCCCAGTTGGATAGGTGTGTTAGTACTGTGTGTAGTAGTATTACTACCGCTACTGCTACTGCTAGTGGTATTTGTATCATAATTTTTGTGATTTTTTAAATATTTCTAATAGTTCTTGTATCGTAAATTTTTCAGCAGTTGAGTAATTATCAAATCCTTCTTGTTTGTATGTCACCCAATTTCTTCCATCTCCATCCTTATCTTGATACATATCTTCATACATATTATCTGATAAAAAAAATGCGAACCTTATCGCAATTTCTTCTGCTATTTCTACGCATCTGTTGGCAACGTTTTCTGTACGTTCATCATTGAATCCAGACACTATTTCTTTGTATTGTTCCTTTATTGTTTTCATAAGTATAGTATTGCTTCGTCTTCTGTTATGTCTTCGTCTTGTATCTCTAGTCTTAGGTCGTCTTGGTCTAGTATGGTTATGTAGAATACCCATGCGTTTCCAGTCTTCCTTGCTCGTGTCGGGAACGTCTTTGATTCTAGTGTCGGTCTTCTAAACACAATCCTATCATCGTATATCTTATAAACAAACTCCTTGCTGAACCAGTCGTTACTTATGCTCACATTAAATCTGTGTCGGTGTGTCGCGCTGTTTGGATACAGCCTAACCTCGTTTTGCTTTATTGGTGTCCTTGTTGATGTCATCTTGTACTGTTTTTAAATAATTAATTCTTTTTTGTTCTGATACAAATGGTACGCTCCAGAACTGACGCGTCTTTGTTTTAAACCATCCAAACACGAACGAGTATACTCCCATTACCAGCCTTAACTTTACTGAGTTTAGGTACAATGTAAGTACTGGTAGTGATGGAGCCCCGTGTGTCAGGTACGTTCTTACCTTCTTGTCGCTTAGTAGTGGCTTAGGGTATCCGTATAGTTTGGTTAGTGGTATAAAGTTGTAGGCAAATCCAGGAGTGAATACCTGATCAAAGAACGACTCCAGCATCGGCGTGGTTCTGAACCACCACACGGGAGATATAATATAAATCCTATCCGACCATGTCACTAGTTCCTTGTACTCTTCTACTCTTTTTTTCTTAAACACGAACGACTT